GTAGTGGAGTAAACTTAATGAAGAGTGATTTTGTAGAAGAAGAATTTTTAGGATATATAAAGTCTATTTATTCAAATTTATTTTTAAATAGCTAATTTTATACCCTTTAAGGTACTAATTCCTTAAAATTAAAGAAATTATACCTTATCAGGTACATAAAGTACAGATTAGGTTATTTCAAAAATAAGCTGTATCTTTGCAGTAGAATTTTAATATAACAAATCTTGTGTGAGTAAATGGAAATAGAATTTAAATATTGTCCTTGTTGTAAAGAAAATTTGTTATTAAGTAATTTTAATAATAATAAATCTCAAAAAGATGGCAAATCAGTATATTGTAGGAAATGTTCAGTAGAAGAAAGAAAAGAAAGTAGAAGGAGAAAAAGAGAAGGACTATCCTCTAAGAGTGAAATTAAAAAAGAGAAAATTAAAGGATTAGATAGAAAACAATTAAAAAAGAATAGTACTTTAAAATATAATTATGGAATAACCTTAGAAGACTATAATATTTTATTAAAAAATCAAGAAAGTAAATGTTTAATTTGTAAGGATGTTTATAATAATTTAGTAGTTGACCATGATCATAAGACAGGAGAAGTAAGAGGATTATTATGTTATGCTTGTAATTCTGGAATTGGGTTACTTAAAGAAAATAAAAATATTCTTCTTAGTGCTATTGAGCATTTAAATAAATAATAAAAAAATCTTCTTTATTGAAGTGTTCTTCCTTAGTACTTTAAGCTAAAAGGACTCCAGACATTCCCTAATAAAAGTTGGATGATGTCTGTCAATGTGAAAATTATTTAAATAAAGGTTTTGTGGTAGTTTACTTAAAAACTCCAATTTTGTTAAGAGTGCTCAATCTGGCTTAACATTAGGTTTGAGAGCCAGGGGTTTGAGTTTGCGAAGGGCAAACAGTATAATAATTAAAGTTAAAAAGAAATGACAGTTAATTTAGTAACAGAAGTATTAGAAGAAAACAAAGTAGTATTTGAATACAGTAGTTTTAGTAAAGGAGATATTATTACAAATGGAGAGCAAGAATATGAAGTATTAACAGATTCTTACATATGGGTAAATCCAAATCAAAAGAAAACTTGGTATGGGGAATGGGATGATACTAGATACCCAGTATATGATATTAAAGGGTTTAAAGGTAGAGTAGGAGAAGAGTTTATAGATAAAAGATATTTAGAGCTTACAAAGAAAAAAGAAGTAAAAGAAAGTAATATGAAAGAAAAAGTACAGAAATTACAAAGACAAATTAATGATTTGATTAAAGAATTTGAATCAGAAAATGAAGGATTTCACATTAAAGGTTTTAACCCTGTTACACATTTAACAAATAGTAAGATAGAAAATCTATTTTTTAGACTAGATGTAAGATTTGATCAAAACTATTCTAATGAATAAAGAAGAACAAGATTTACAGGAAATTAAAGAATTATTACTAACTAAGAATAAAGCTGAAGTACAATATTTACACAATCCAGTAACAAACATATTCCATCTTAATTATTACAGAGATAAGTACTTCAGTATCAATAACTTTGATTTTGGAATTACAGAGTTTAAAATGTTTTTAAAAAATTTAATTAAGAAATGACCTCCATAACAATAGATGATTTAATATTTAGAACTGGGCAGAAGGGCACAGACTTTAATATTATTAAAGCTCTTATTGGGGATTCTAAATCAGGATATAAAAATGTAGTAACATTTAATATTCCAATAGCAAGTGCTACAAATACAGGATTATTAAGTGCAGAAGATTTTATAGCATTTAGTTCAGGATCTTCTAATTCATATTTTCCTAGTGGGTGGTAAGAATAAATATATAAAAAATATAAAATATGAGTAAATCAAATTCATTTGAAAACAGTCTATTACTGTTACTATTTAATAATACAGATATAGCAAATATTGGAGATGCTGCTGGATTACAAAATTCAGCAGTTGCAGGAAGTTTATATTTAGCTTTACATACAGGAGATCCAGGTGAGGCTGGAGACCAAACAACTAATGAGTGTGCTTACACATCTTATGATAGAGTAGCAGTAGCTCGTAGTGGTGCAGGATGGACTGTAGCTGGTAACTCTGTTTCTAATGCAGCACTAGCTCAATTTCCAGAATGTACTGGAGGTTCAGAAACTATTACTTATGTAAGTATAGGTACATCAGCTTATCCAACAGCAGGGGTGATACTTTATAGTGGGGCATTAACAGCATCAAGATCTGTATCAAGTGGTATCCAACCACAATTTGCAATTGGAGCTTTGATAGTTACAGAAGATTAATAATTTTTAAATAAAGATAAATATGTACACTTGTTCAGTTTGTGGAAAAGGAGTATTGGTACAGAATTTACCAGAACCCATTAGGGCTTGTAAATGTACTGTTAAAAGAGAAAGAAGTCCAGAAAATTTTATTGAGAAATTTAAACATTTTTTTGGTAAAAAGTATTATACTACAAGACTAGCTCCTATAGTATGTAATATGGAAGGGAATGCTTATGGTAAAAGTCAATTTAATGCTTAATGGCAGGATTCAAGAGTATAGGACAAGTAGTTGATGCAGAACTTGAGGGGAAGGTAAGAAATTACATTTGGAGAAAAACTCCCTCACAAACTACAATTACAGGACTTTGGTTTGATACTTCAATGAGTCCAGGTATGCCTCCTCCACAATATTATATTGGAGGGATATTAACTGCTACCCAATTAAAACAAAGTACTGATGGTGGATTATATCATGGTGCAAATGTTAGTCCTAGTGAAAAATACTTAAGAAGAATTACAACACAAGCTAGTGCAGTAACAGCACTTCCTTTAAATACTATTCTTTGTGATTATCTTTTATTTTATCCTTTTATAGATGAAGGATCTTTGGATCAACAAAATATGGTTAATGTAAATACTTTACCTAGATACTCTGATGGTAAAGGAGTACAAGTAATGGCAATACAAACTAATGCAGGAACAGGTGGGCAGCAATTCTTTTTTACATACACTAATTCAGATGGAGTTGCAGGAAGAGTAAGTCAAACAGTTACTATGAATACTTCTACAGTTGTAGGTAATGTAATTGGAAGTAATAGAGCAACTATTAATGCAAGCAATCCTTTTATAGGATTACAATTAGGAGATAGTGGAGTTAGAAGTATTGAATCAGTAACAATGTTAGGAATTGATACAGGTCTTTTTGCATTAGTATTGGTTAAACCTTTAGTACAAACTTGTTTTAGAGAAATAACAGTACCTTACGAAAAAGATTTTTTAATACCTACAAGTGATTTAATTAGAATATATGATGATGCCTTTTTAGGATTTTTATGCTTGCCTTTAGGAAGTTTAGCAGCAACAGTTTTAAGAGGAGATTTAAAAGTAATATGGACAGAATAATTAAAAAAAAAATAATGGAAGAAAAAAGAATAAAAGAAATAAAAGAAACTTTAAACACAGAGTCTTTTATGAACGCTACTGGAAATAATTTAGATATGCTATTTAAATATCTTTTTTCAGCAACTATTGGAATTAGACTTGGAAATATAGAAGCAGCTAAATTTATATTAGCTGTTTATAAAGATTCCACTTATTTAACAAGGGAAGAAGCGGTAAATAATAATTATGGTAGAGGGATTATGAATGAAAAATCTCCAGTATTAAACTAATAGTAATTTAAAATAAAATATTATGAGTGGATTTGCAAGTAATGACCAAATAATTAATGCTTTAAGTTTAGGGCAAACTTGGAATGCACCTTTTGGAAAAAATATGCAGCCTACTACAGTGTGTGTTGCAAATGAGTGGCATTCTTTAGCAAGGGGTGCTGGTAATCCTGGTGCTGATGCTTTATTTGATACAGGTGCTAACTTAACATTTATACCAGTAGAAGATACAACAGCTTCAGCAGGATGTTTACAACATGGAGGCAATGTTCAAGCTAGTAGTTATAATAAATATTTACTAAGTGGACACGCTGTAACAGCAGCAGCTACTATGGCTCCAGGTACTCTAGTTCTTTGGGATGTTATAGGTTATTATAGAGTAACAACTGTTACTACTACATCTGCTCAAGCTACAACTAATACTATATCAACTAGAACAGCTACTTTTACTGCTGATGATACAACAGATATAATGACTTATACATCAACAACTTCTTTACCAAGTAATTTACTTACTGGAACAAGAGTTAGATGTACAACAACAACAACATTACCAGCACCATTAGCTTTAGCTACTGATTACTATTTAATAAGAATAGATAATACTACTTATAAACTAGCTACTTCATATGCTAATGCAATTGCAAGTACAGCTATTGATATTACTACAACTGGTACAGGAACACATACTTTAAACTGGTTATTACCAAGATACACTAATGGAGCAGGAGTTCAAGCAATTATTATTAATCCTGCTTCAACAGCATTAGGAGCAGCTACACCTAACATGAGTTTAGGTTATACTAATTCAGCTCAAACAGCTTCAAGAGCTACACCTACTGTTCTTCCTATTGGTAAAACAGCTTGTCCAAATTCTCAAATAATTTATACAGGGGCTACAGGTACAGGTAAATATAATTATGTAATGCCTTTACAAGCTGGTGATGCTGGTATTGCAGAAATAAACACTATTCAAAATTCTATTAGTTATGTATCAGGAACATATACTGTTCTCTTAATAAAAGAACTAGCTAGATTTCCAATATCAACATTAGGTTTAGCAAGTGAAAGAAACTTTTTATTTGAATACCCAAGTATGCCAAGAATTTATGATGGGGCTGCTTTATACTTTGGATGGGGATCAGGTGCAGCAACTCCAGTATCTAGTGCAATATCAGGACAATTAAATTTTGTGTGGAATTAAATGTTAATTTGTAATTACTCATATATAAACCAAATTTGTGGGCATAATCATAGTGGCATAACAAACCCATGTCAATTTATAAGCCCTCACACAATGAGAGGTTATTATGGTAAAGCACAAACAGATGATAATATAGAGCAAATAAAAAGAGATAGTTTTCCTACAGGGACTAATATTCCTTATTCAATTATAATGGGAGATAGTGGAGCTTTATTAAGTGCCACTAATCAACTAGAAGGAGTAGGTTCACAAGTTAGTGGATTATCAATGGGTATTAATATACTAAGTTCATTAACAGGAAGTGGTACTATATCAGCAGCTAATTTATCTTTAATAACTCAACTAGCAGCTACATTAAGTGGATCAGGTACAATAACAGTAGCATCTTTAGTAGGAATAACTTCTTTAGCATCATCAATAAGTAGTACTGGAAGTTTAACTGCTGGATTAAATGTAGTAGCATTTATGAATTCTGCACTAGCAGGAACTAGTTCTGTTACAGCAGCATTAAGAGGAACTCTTTCAATGGAGGCTCACATATATGTAAATCAATCAGAAGAAACAGTACAACAAATTGTTGATGGAGTATGGAATGCATTAGCAGCTAGTTATAATGCAACAGGAACAATGGGTGAAAAAATGAATGATGCTGGATCAGCAAGTAATCCTTGGACAGAAGTACTTGAGGGAGCTTATACAGCAGGAGAAATGTTAAAGTTACTTACAGCAGTAGCGGCAGGAAAAAGTACAATTGTAGATTTAGGTGGAGGATTAGCTACAGTAACATTTAGGGATATAAATGATACAGTAGATAGAGTACAAGCAGATATGACAGATTCAGAAAGAACTTCTGTTACTCTCAATTTAACATAAGTTTGGTTATACCAATAAATTGTTGTATCTTTGTAGAAAAATATACAGAAGAATTATAAAATGGTAGTACCAAAAAAGAGTAAAAGTTATAATAAAGGAAATACAAAAAGAAAGTACTGGATACAAGATACTAAGAGTATAGGTGAAAGTAGGATTGAAACATGGCTTAATTCTCATGGAATATTTCATCTAATGTATGCTAGGTTCAATGATTGTATTAATCCTTTAACTGGACAGAACTTAGTCTTTGATTTTTATCTACCTTTAATTAAAACTGTTCTTGAGTATGATGGGTCTCAACATGAAGAGTACACCCCTAAATTTCATGGGAGTAAAAAATCAGGAAGATTTGAGAGGCAGCAAGCTAAAGATAAAGTTAAAGATGAGTACTGTAAAAAGAAAAAGTTTAAACTAATTAGAATTAAGTACTCCCAATGGGATAGTATTGAAAAAATTTTAGAGAAAGAATTAATAAAAGAAAAGAAATAAATGAAAAAAATATTAGGAGTACTCTCAATTGTACTAGCACTAGGATTATTCTCTTGTACTAGTACTTCACAATTACAAACAGAAAACAAGAAAATAGATACTTCAGTACAAGTAGTACAAATTCCTGGAAAGAATATTCCAGAAGTAAGTACTGAACAGAATACCTTAAGTATTGATACTGGTGCTAAACTTGCAGCAATTCAAGGAGATTGTCCTTTATGTATTTATTGGTACAAAGATTTTGATCATGATGGATATGGAGCTAATACAGTAGATGAGAAAAATCCTCTATTTAAAAAGAAACAACCGTTTAATTATATCAACAGATCAGGGGATTGTGATGATACTAATCCACAAATTACTTCTCCAATAACTTATTATCTTGATAATGATCAAGATGGATTTGGTGGAATTCTAGGTACTCAATTATGTACCTTAACTCCTGGGAAAGATTTTAGTACTAACTCTTTAGATTGTGATGATTTTAATTCAAATATTAATCCTGATAAAGTAGAAGTATGGAATGGACTAGATGATAATTGTAATACTTTAATTGATGAAGGGCTAACTTCTCCTGGTATTGTTATTAACACTACCAAAGCTTTAATTCCAGAATACATGGGAGCTGGAGGTACTTCAGCTATGTTTGCAGTACCAGCTAATGATCCAAAGAATCAGACCTTTATAGATCTAATGATTTCAGGACATTTCAATTCTTATATTGGAGCAGTAGAAGGACATGAAAGTGAGTACTCTCATTTTAAACTTCCTTATGGAACTAAAGGATCAGGATATAATCCTCCATTGCCTTGTGATCCTAGACCTATGAATGGAGAGTTATGTAAAACTTATCAGCAAGACTTTTTCTTGTCTTGGATGGATTTATGTAAGAAGACAAATACAAAAGCTGTTTACACTGCTAATATTCAAACAGGTTCATTACAAGATATTTATTACTTTATAAATCAGTTTCCCAATCAAGAAACAATAGTAATTTTTTATGGATTAGAAGGAGCTACTAGTAATTATCCAGTACTTACTTCAAAGACTTATCCTCCTAAATTCTATCAGTATGTAGATTCAGTAAATAAGAAGTTTCCAGATAGAAAAATCTATCACTTGGCAGATATGCCAGAAGTTAAGAAAAATCCTATTACTGGTAAATATAATTCATGGATTCAAGACTTTGTTAACTATAGAGCAGTAGATTCCAATAAGATAGGAATTAGACAGTACTATCATGGATTTGATCAGTATGGAAACTTAACAAGAATACCAGATCAAGACTCAAGTATTTACACTGCTGGACTTCCAGTATTTAATACTCATATTGATGATACTGAAGTTTTGTTTAAAGGATGCCCAATATTTGTAGCTCAATTTAGTACAGATGTTCCTGTTTATGTGTCTAAGCTTCCTCTTAATGGAAGAATTGTAGATATGTTTTGGTACTTGAGAGCAGAGAAAGTAATGATTGAGAGAACAACATCAGGGCAAAGTAATTTTATTGGAAGTAGTATTATAGGATTAAAGTCAATGTTTAATTCATTGAACTTTCCTTGGCTTTCAGTTATTAATAATATGTACCTAGAACAAAGAACTTACTGTACTGTACAACATTCATTAGGATCTCAAGTAGATATGTTAGCTGGATATAAGAATGGTAAGTATTCTTTACTTATTCAAAATAGATCAGGAAAAGAAATTGACATTCCAGAATATTTTTTACTTGATTCAAAATACACTAAACCAACATTTAGTAAGGTGCAAGGATTTGCAGGAAGTACTTTAGGAAGTACAAATGGTGCAGAACATAATCCATTAATAACAGGAAAATTATCAAAGTTCAGTATTGTTTATTTAGAGTTTTAATTTAGATTTAAATTGTATATATGAAGATAGTATCACCAGGAGTATATGAACTCCAGTATTATTCAGACAAAGATAAAAGTTTACTTGTTGAGTTTGTTCAAAAGATTCATAAGAAAGTTCCACTGTATGAAGAAAGTACAGACAAGATTTATGTAGATGGAGTTATTGAATTTAAGGATGGCATAACAAATGAAGAAGTTTGGTACATGATGTTACTTAGATACAAAGAACTGAATGATAAGCATTATTCTAAGAGTAATGATAAAATTATTGAGTACATTAAAGAAATTATAGGAGAAACAAAAATGAGGAAAAAGATTAAGTATGAGAACAAAAAAAAGTACGAAGAAACCCTCAAGTCAGATTAAAGAATACATTACTCTTACAGCTATTGAGGATATAGTTAAAGTACTAAAAGATGCAGAAGGGAATGATTTTCCAGTTATTATTAAGAAAAATGCTACCCATAAGATTAAAGTACCAATATATAACATAGGAACTTACTGCCAAACTTTTAATCCTAAAGGTACTGTATACAAAGATAGATTTGTAGTACAGATAGATAATTTAGGAATGGTATTAGTAAAAGGAAATTTTAAAACATTTGAGGATAAATTAGAACTTAATCATAGAGAGGAATCATTTGTAACAGTTAAAGGATTTGGAAAATGATAAATAAACAAATAAGAATAGATAAACCAAGAAAAGATATTTACAAAGCTTACCTGTACAAAATATTTGCAGGAAGTAATTTAAATATTACAGATCTTGAAATTGAAATACTAGATCAAGTAAAGCAGAATTTCAATAAATGGAATAGTGAAAGAATTACTAAGAATCTAGGTATTAGTGTTCAAAGTATGAATAACTATAAAAGTAAATTAGTAAAGAAAAAGTTAATAACAAAAGATCCTGTAGGTGAGTACAGATTAAATCCAGAACAAGCTTCCTGGTTGGTACTACCAAGTAATATTCCTACTGAAGATCAATTTAGATTAATTATAGACTTTATTGTAAAACCAAATGAGGACATCCAAGTACAGACAGATAATCCAGGAAATAGCATTGAAGAACAACCAGAGTCCTGAATTTGTAGATAAGTTAATTCAGAATTTCTATACTAACTTAACTAATCAAATAAACAAGTTAGAACACTATAGTATCAATGTAGTTAACTTAGGGCAAATAGAACTTTCACCTAAGAAGATTAAAGCAGCAAGAGACTATGCTATTAAAGATGAAAAACCTGATAAGGTAGAGTTATTACAAAAATTACTACTTAAAGCTAATACTAGAATACAACAAAAGATACAAAAGAAAAGAGATAAAATAGAAAAGAGAAAAGGAATTAAAATAAACTTTAAAGAATATGTACCAGAAATATGAACCATTGTCAGTAACACTATTTTTAAAAAAACAAGAGTTTAATAGAAAAGGAGAAAAAGTAATTATAGGAATGTCTGGAACTGATGCAGTTCAAATAAATATATCTCCAGATACACAAGGATACAAAGATATGTTTGAATTTATATTAGAAAATATAGATAACTTGAAAGGAGTTAAAATGAATTTAATACAACAAAATATCAATTTAGATTTAAGAACTTTAAAAGAAAGACACTTTGATGAAACTCATTGGCATTATTAAACAAATACTTCAAGGGATCTATAAAAGTATTTTTAAAGATCCTAATACAGAGAAAGTAGCTAAGTACAGAATGAGTGTATGCAACACTTGTCCTAAACAAGGATATTTAATCAATATTCATATTCCTTGGACACAAATAGTGATTAGGTTATTTAAACAATGTAAAGAGTGTAAATGTTTATTGCTATTAAAATCACATTCATTCAACATAGATAAAGAAAAGAATGCCACTTGTCCTCTAGGACTTTGGGCAATATAAATTAAAGATAAAATTGGAATTATGAAAACAGTACTAGAAGTAATAGATTTGAGCATAGCTCCTAAAGAATCAGCAGATGAAATAAACAAAGTATTTTCTGTACATATTACAGAGATGGATACTACCATATTAGAAAATAGTAAGTATGTAGTAAGATTAAGTCTCCATGATGATAATTTTGATATTATGTCAAGGCATGAAGGAGAAACAATGGAGCAAATTTTACCAAAGATTAAAGGTATAGTACAGTCATATAAATTTTATACACAAGCACTAAGAAAATAATATGCAAAGAATAAAATTTAGTGATCATTTTTACCTAGATGAATTAGTACCTAAAGAAATTTATATGCTCTTTTATGAAAAGAGTATTATGTTTCTAGATCCAAGAACTAAAGATATTATTGAAGGAGTTAGAAATTACTTTGGAGTACCTATTGTAATTAATAATTGGTGGACTGGTGGTAATAGACATGAATCAGGATTTAGATTACCTAGTACTAGTACTGGAGCATTGTATTCTCAACATAAGTTTGGAAGAGCATTTGATATGGTATTTCCACCTAAAACAGATTATGAGAAAATAAGAAATACTATTAGAGAAAGATATGATTCATTTAAGAAAATGGGAATTACAACTATAGAAGCTGGTACTCAAGGATGGATTCATGTAGATTGTAGACAAACTAATATGGATAAATTGTATGAAGTAAGTAATAATTAATAAACCAATAAACTAAAACCAAATAAATATTATGAAATTTAATGTAGACAAAGTAGAGTTCAATGAAGCTGAACTTGAAAAAATTGATGTGAAGAATCTTTTTTGTGAGAACCATGCAGTAGTGGTACAGACATTGGAGAAACTTAAAGAAGTAACAAAAAACCCAATCTTTGATTTTATCATTGAGCTTGCTATTGATGTAGAAGCTAAAGTATATTCAAAGACTTGTGTTTAATTAAAACTTAATTACAAAGCTCAATGGATAGCTTAGTTACTATTCGCTTTAAATAGTTGAGGTAAGACCTGTTGAAAAGCTTATGAAAATACTACCTACTTTGTAATTAAAAAGTTAGATTGGGTGAGTGGCTAACCACTAGTCTGCAAAACTAGTTACACTAGTTCAAATCTAGTATCTAACTCATTAGGAAAATTGGGGGAGCATGGCTTAACTCACTTCTTTGCTAAAGAAGCAATCCTCAAAAGGGATTCATAGGTTCAAATCCTATATTTTCCGCAATTAAAATTTAAAGAATAAGTTATGTTTACAATAGATATAAATGGTCATATAGTAATAGATCCAGATTTATTAGTAATTCCCTCTATAAAAAAGATATGGGAAAGTGATAAAACTAAAAATAAAGATAAAGCGGTTAATATACTTGCAGCTATTTATTTCTTTGCAGATCCTAAATCTCCATATCATAACTTTCCTGAAAAGATAAAAATACAGGAAATAGAATCTCAATATGGAATTAAGTTAAATGAACCTTCAATTAAGGAAACTATTGAATTTTATAAGAAAGTAAATATAACTCCTCCACAATTTTTGTTAGAAGCTTATAGAGAACTTTTATTTAAGCTAGGAGACTTTATTAAGAGAACTCCAATTAGTGCAGGAAAAGATGGAACTATAACTCAATTGTTAAATGCAATGGATAAAAGTAGTAAAACTTTTGCATCATATGATGCTTTAAAAGAGGCAATAGAAAAGGAGAAATTAAACTCAAGTAAAAAAATAGGACAAAGTAAAATAGGTTGGGATGAAAATGCATAATTATGTTTAGTAGATTTAGTGTATTTCAAGTATATGATACTTCTGATTTATTTTCCTTGGAAGATATATCAAATTATAGAGGAAGTATTACAGCATATGATCTTAGTACTAATAAAGTAGTAAGAGATTGTGTTACTGAATTATATAGAAACACATTCAAATCAGATCTATGGAGAATTAGATTATACAATAAATGTTTTTTGTACTGTACATCAGATACAAAAATAATGGATGCTCAAGGAAATTTTAGAAAAATATCAGAGTACAAAAACTTTGATGAAGTTATGTGTTTAGATATGACTAATAACACAATAGCAGAAATAACAAATAAAGATGGAGTAGGTGTTTATGACTATGCTTATGTTTTAAAAACATCAACAGGTAATGCAATACTTAATAATTTTATAGTATATACAGGAGAATAATAGAATGAGTTTATGGCAATCAAATTACTATCCTTACAATGGACTAGGAGGTAAAAGTTTATGGAAAGATACAGATGTCTTTAGAGAAGCAGCAATTACCTTTTCAAAGTTAGGTAAATATACTCCTTACCCTGAAGGTACTCCTGGATTTAATGAGTACTGGACTAAAGAAAAAGATAAAATACTAAATGGACTAGAAATAGGAAATCAAAGTGTTTCTGGGCTACATTATTTATATTTAAACTATTGCCCTATTCCTACAAAAGAAAGTACTAACTCTTATACTTTTCCAAAGTTTCTTGATTTAGATGCAGATTGGTTTAAACAAATTGATAATTGCAAAAGAGATAAAGAACATTTTGTATCTTTAAAAGTTAGACAGGTAGGCGCAAGTTTAAAGGCTATGATTCCTATTTTATGGAATTTACATTTTCATAAAAAAAGTATGAATTATGTAGGAAGCTATTTAGCAGATCATGGAGATAAAGCATGGACTATGCTTCAAGATTATTTAGACAATCTAAATGAACATACAGCATTTTATAAAAATAGAAGCCCTGATACACAGAAGAGAATTAGAATGGCTTATGAAGTTTTTGATAATGGAAAAAAGCTAACAAAGGGTAAATTAAGTGAAGTAAGAAAAGTTAATTTTAAAGATAACCCAACAAAGGGTGTGGGTGGAGGAACTACTTTGTTTGATTATCAAGAACCTGGTGTAGCTAATAACTTTTTAGATACTGTAGCTTATTTATTACCAGCTTTAAAGAAAGGAGCTATTACAACAGGATTATTTTGTGCAGCAGGAAGTGTGGGAGATTTGGATGATTGTCAAGGACTGAAAGAGATATTTACTAAACCAGCCCTATATGGTTTTAAAGAATTTGAAAATGTTTGGTTTGATGATGCAATGCCCAAGACTTGTGGATATTTTATTCCAAGATTTATGTACTATGAGCCATTTGTAGATCAATATGGAAATAGTATAATAAATGATCCTTCAGAAGATCAGATTAATTGGTTGAGGAATAGTGAAGATTGGAATATATTAATTAAGAATAAAGGACTGGATATTTATTGTGCAATGGATTATATTGCTTACAATAGAAATGAAATGAAGAAAACAAGTACTTCATTTTATATTACAGAGATTACTCAAAATTGTATAAAGCCAAGTGAGGCATTTTTATCAAGAGGTAGATCAAGATTTCCTAAAGATCTTTTACTTGCACATAAAAATAGATTAATACTTTATGGAGATTATAAGTATGGATATGCAATTAAGACTCAAAATGATAATGGGAAAATAATTCCTTCAAAACCATTACATGATAAGAAACATCCATTTAATGATTATCCTGTTAAATTATCAAGTCAAAATGGAAGTGAGGGAGTAATATGGATTTATGAACCTCCTGTTTCAGATAATACTATTGAAAACTTATATTTACAAAGTACAGATAGTGTAGATCAAGATGTAGCTCCAACAAGTGATTCTTTATTCGTTACTTATATTTTTAAAAACGATCCTGGAACTTTAAAAATATCTCAAGATAATGCTACAGATAAACATTATTTTAAAAATGAAATAGTAGCAAGTTATATAGGAAGAAGAGATAAGGTAGAAGAATGTTATGATATTAGTTTATTTTTAAGTCAATACTATCCTGGATGTAAAAATTTAGTAGAGAATGCTAACATAGGTATTATTACACATCACATTAATAAAAACAAAGAATTTGTTTTACAGGATGAGATGGATGAAATTAAAGGACTTATTGGAGATAGTAAAGTAAAAAGAAGAAAAGGCTATCATCCTACTGCTGAAATTATAGATCATGGAGATGATTTAATAGTAAAATATTTATTAGAAAATATAGGTAATGAATATGATGCTGAAGGAAATATGACTAGAGAAATACTAGGACTAGAAAGGATTAAAGATTTAGGTTTAATTGAAGAGCTATTAGAATATGATGGAGAGAAAAATGCAGATAGGGTAACAGCATTTAGGGGATGCTTATTGTATAAAGAAGCTACAGCTAAAAGAAAGATTAAAACTACATCAGATAAAAATGATCCAATAGCTCAAGCTGCTAAATTTGCTGAATCATTATTAAATAAAAATAGAAATAATAAAGTATGGGATCAGTACATGAATAAAACAGTATTTAGACAACATCCTAGATAAAAATTTAAATTAAAGAAAAATAGAAATTATGAGAAAGATAGATCCAATGGAATTAGTTCAACTTAAATTAACTATAACTAATTACTTAGATAAAATTAGATTAAGATTAGATGAGTTACTTCCTGATGTAGATTATTTGGGAGAACTTGATTTTTGTACAGTAGAGCATATAGATGAAAATGGAAACAAGGAATTAATATCATCTTGTGATATAGAAGAGCAGAAAAAGATTAATGAAAAGATCTATCCAGAATTAACTCATGATCTTAAATATCCTCATGATTAAATAATGTGGAAAATTTTACTTATATTTATAAATCAATAAAGTATAACAAAACAAGTGATACATAGTGGCATATAATTCACCAAGAGCTTCTGTAGATGGTCAAACAGTTACAGATACATATAACTTAACTAACTCCAATGAGTACCCAGTTCAAACTGTCTCTTGGAGTACTAAACAAACTTTACCCTGGAAGAAGAAGAATATGGACTTCTTTACTAGAGTATGGAATGAAGAGAGTGCCAGAAGGTTACAGAAAGTAGTTAATTATAGATTAATTAATGGTGAGTACAGCTTTAATCAGTACAATAACTTACAAGGTCTAGGAGTTAATCCTGGTTCTTTAGGTGAAATTCCAAGAGAAATAACTCACTTTCCTATTTGTGTAATTCCATTACAATCTCTATGGGGAGAAGAAGTTCAAAGACCTTTTAATTTCAGAGCTAAGAATGAAGATGAAGGAGCTACTAATGAATATCTAAGAACTAAGACAGAACTAGTACATCAAAATTTAAATCAGGAGATTCAAAGAGAGATACAACAAAAAGTATTTACTTTAGGAATAGATATTAATTCAGAAGAAGGTCAACAAGCTGCTCAAAGTATGACTCCTCCAGAAATAGAGAAGTACATGCAAAGAGATTTTAGTACTGTAGATGAAGATACAGCTAATGCAATTCTTAGGAAGTACATTAAGAAATTAAATGTTAAAGAAACATTCAATAAAGGATGGGTAGATGCTACTATTGTAGCTGAAGAGATCTATTGGATAGGCACAGTAAATGGAGAAACAGTACTAGAGTGTGTTAATCCTGTTAATTTTGTAGGAGATAAAAGCTATGATTTATTTTATTTAGATGAAGGTGAGTTTGGTATTAGAGGAGAATTAATGTCTCATAGTAATATTATTGATAGATACAGAGAGTTTTTAACAGAAGATGAAATAGAAAGAATTGATAGAAATGATGTGTATGATAGCAACCCTGCTCTTAATGCACAAACTTCAATGGTAGATTTTGGAGATTTTTCTTTTATTCCTTACAATGAGAATAGTGAATCTTACAGATACCCTCTTGTAAGTTCTGGACTTCCTGGAGTATTTGATCCTATTACAGAGTACTTAAATTCTGGATATGGTAATGGAGGAAGAGGAAGTAATAGATTTAAGAAACATATTTTAGTACTTCATGCAGAATGGATGAGTAAAAGAAAAATATGTACTTTACATTTCTTTGATGAGGAAGGTGAGCCTGATACCATTTATTTAGATGGAGAGTTTGAGCTAGATAAAGAAATGAAAGATAATGGTTGGACTGCTGAATACACCTGGATTAATGAAGCTTGGGAAGGAACTAAAATAGGAGATAAGATATACTGTAAAATTCAACCTAAGAATTTTCAATTCAAAAGTAGTAATAAATTATATGGAGCTAAGTTAGGTTATACTGGAGGGTACTACAATAATAGAAATACTACTCCTACTTCTCCATTAGATCAAATGAAGCCTTACAATGAGCTTTATAATATTATTTCAGATAAAATAAGAAGTTATATAAATTCAGATATTGGATATTTAATTCCATTTGACTTAGCTCAAATTCCAAGTAAAGCTGGATGGGACTTTGAAAAATGGAAGAAGTTCTATGAAGAAGAACACATGCTTCTTATAGATTCAAATCAAGAAGGAGCTAAATTCTTTAATACCTTTACTGTACTACAAACAAGTACTTTAGCATACATAGATAAGTGTATGAGTTTACTTGAGTACTTACAAGCTGAATGTGCCAGGATAGTAGGATTTAGTCCTCAAAGGCTAGGAGATGTAAAAGCTACAGAAACAGCAACAGCCACTAATGCAGCATTAAGCAAGTCTTATGCTCAAACAGAATACAATTTTAAAACCCATAATAATATAAAGGGTAGAGTTCTTACTAACTTACTTGAACAAATTAAGTTCAATTTAGAAGAAGGGTATGAGGATACTTATTTCTTGAATGACCTAAGTATTGCCTTTCTCAAAGTTAGTACTGGTTTTAAATTCAGTGATACTTGTGTGTATGTTACTGATTCAGCTAAAGATGCTGAAATATTAAATATTGCAAAACAAATGATTCAACCAGTGCTTCAAAATGGTGGAAGTATGCTTGGAGCATTTACATTAGCTAGTGAAGAAAGTATTGCAGTTATTAGAGAAAAATTAGAAGAGATTGATGTTAACAGGCAGAAGATGGAAGAGGCTAAGTTGCAAAATGAACAAATGGCTATTCAAAGTTCTGAAAGATTGGAAATGGAAAGAATGGATAGAGAAGATGCCAATAAGCAACTTGATAGGGAAAGTAATGAAAGAATTGCTGAAAGTAAGATCTTAAGTAGTGCTGCTTTTGGAACTAAAGATATTGACCTGGATGATAATGCTGTTCCTGATATTTATGAAATGAGTAAAATTGGATTAGAGCAAAGTAAGCAAAGGTTTGAACAATTAAAATCTGGAGAAGAAATGAAAGAAAGCAAAGCTCAAAGATCTCAAGATAAGTCATTGAAAGAGAAGGAGTTAGCTATTAAGATTAAAGATAGTAAACAAAAATTAGAGATTGAAGATAAGAAACTTAAACAGGTAGAGGTTCAAAATAAGAATCAAGAGAAACTTCAAAATGAGGAATTAAAGTTCAAAAGAGAAGAGATTAAATTCAAAAGAGATGAGCTTAAACTCAAGAAGGAAGTGGAAATAATTAAGGCTAGTGCAGCTAAAGCCAAGGCTAGGCAGAGTGCTAAACCTAAACCAAAGAGTAAGTAAAAGTTAGATATTTGGAATATTAAAATACTTTTTGTATATTTATATTCCTTAGTTATAACACATTAAATATTATGTGTAAAGTATTTTAGATCAAGATAGATAAATATAAAATTTTTTAAATAGACAAATATGGCAGAAAATGTATTAGGTGAATTTCCTATGGAAGACTTTGGATTTACACCAGTTCAACATGAAAGTATTGTAGAACCAATTCATGTAGTAAAACAAGATACTGAATTTAAGGTTGAGGAAATTGTAGAAAAAGAGGGTGCTGAAGAATCTTTAGTACTAAGTAAAGAAGAAGCAGATAGGCAAGCTAAAGAAATTTATACTGCCCCTGTAGTTACTAAAGAAGAAGGTACTTCAGAAGTAAATATTTATAAAAGTACTGCTGAAAGTTTAAAAGAAGTTGGGCTACTTGATTTTGCAGATGAAGATAATATAGAGAGTAATGATGATCTTATAAATATTTACAATAGAAATATTGAAAATAAAGTACAAGAGAATTTTAATAAAAGATTTGAAAATCATCCTCAAAAAGATAAAGCAGAAGCATTATTTAAGTACATTGAAGATGGTGGAGATATAGATAGATTTACAGAAGCTTATGCTAATCCATTAGCTTTTATAGATTTAGAAAATGAAAGGGATCAGGAAAGAGTACTTACTTTAAAGTTTAAAAGTACTACTAGATTACCTGATGAAAAGATTAAAGAAAAAATTCAAAAGTTTAAAGATGCAGCTTTACTTGAAGAAGAAGCTAAAGATGCCTTTGAAGAATTAGATCTTATCAGAAAAGAAAATGAGCAAATCTTATTGCAAGAAACTGCTCAAGCTGCTGAAAGTCAAAGACAAGAAAATCTTAAGTATCAAAATGATATGAAAGATTTTATTCTTAAAAATGATAATATCAAAGGAGTAATTGATATAAAAAGTAAAAAAGATAAGGATGCTATCATAGAGTACTTATTTAAACCTACAGAGAAATTAGGAAAAAACTTAGTTTCAAAGTATGTTAAAGATCAACAAGAAGAAACCTTAGAAGATTTTATGGCTATTGTAGCATTAAAAGCAAAAGGTTTTGATTTTAAAAAATTAGAAAAGAGTATTGAAGTTAATGTAAAGAATGGACTTGCAGAGAAATTGAATAAAGTTAGTAAAGAAAATGCAAGACCTAAAGGAGAAGGAAGAGTAAGAGAACAGGATGTTTTAAAGGGAAAGCAGTTGACTCAAGATGAGAAAGATAATCTTTGGAAGAATTTTAATCTTTAGTAGTTATTAAGTAAGGTTTAACCTTACTATATTGATACAAAACATAATATAAAAATAAATATACAAATAAAATATGGCAACTCCCTTAAATACCAGTCATAAACTGGTTGTTCGTGAAAGTCCAAGACTTTCAGGCATGGTGGATACAAACCACCTTATTAATTATGCACAAATTAATCCTTTCTTTGTAGAAACTGCAATTAGGAAGGCTTTTACAAGTATGAGGTATGTAGGTGATCCCCTTGCTGAACTTTCCTTTGGTGGAAATGGTGGTAGAGGAACTCCTTATATTCTTAAAGGTGAAAGTGATACATGGCAATGGAGACAAGCTATTGATGCTCCTCCTGCTAGAGTAGTAGAGAACATTGAAAGTTCTAGTACTCCAGGTATTGATGGAACTTATTTCAAGATTAAACTTGATCAAAAATGGTTCAGCAAAGGTGAAATTATCAGTACTGATAAAGAATCTTTGATTAGAATTAGTACAATACAAGATCCTTATCCTGAATCAGGTGGATTTGTGTACTTTGTACAACTTGTAACTGATGATCCTGCTGCTTACTATGATACTGCACTTTTAGCTGCTGGTTCAGAGTATGTAAGTATGCACAATCTTTATCCTGAAGGTTCTTCTTTGCAATCAGAAATTAAGCATGATGGTATTATCACTCTCCAGGATTCTCTTGGTGATATGATGAGATGGCAAGCTAAAGTTACTGGTTATGTAGATGATATGGTTCTTAACTTTGACATGGTTGAAGTAGATCCTCAAACTGGTAAGGAAATTAGAGTAGTGGATAGTAAATGGATTAACAGAGCAGAGATTAAGTTCTGGAAAACCATTGATATGAACAGAGGTAACTATTTGTTCTATGGTAGGGGAGCTAACAATCTTGATGGAGATAGTAATTATCTTACTAGGTCAAGATATGGTTTGAAATACCAGATTGAGAATTGGGGCAATGTTGAAACTTATTCAGAGTTTTCTGAAAAGCTTTTATCTGATTACCTTTTGGATATTTATATTGGAAGAAAGAAACCTTCTGAAAGGAATATTGAACTCTTGACTGGTGAGTATGGATTCATGTTGTTTGATGCAGCTATGAAGAGAAGTACTAATAAGTTTGTAATGTTGTCAAGTGAAGTACTGAAAGGTGCTGATCCTATGAACTTGAGATATGGTTATCAGATTAAATCTTATAACCTTGTTAATGGTGGAACTGTAACCCTTAGAATGTTGCCTTATCTGGATACAGATTTGACAAATACTATGAGAGCTACAAGTACTGGATTCCCTTCACAAAGTGCTAACTTCTATGTAATGGATTTCTCTGGTGATCTTGAACAAAACTTTAAGGTTGTTAAGAGGCAGAATTCATTGAAGTATGGTTACTTGCATGGAACTAGTGCTCCTTGGCAGATGAATGGTCAAGTAATGAGTGTAACTGAAGATGCTTACACACTTGTAGCAAGAGACAGATGTAGTCCTTGGATTCAAGATGTAAGTGCAACTGGTGTATTGAAATTTAGACCTACTAGCTAGGTTGATATTACAGGATAGAGAGAGTCTTAAAATAACTTTCTCTATCCTTTTATTTTTTAGATAAATAATTAAATAAAGATAAATAAAGACAAATGACTAAAATTGTAAAGGTTAAAACAATTCCTCCTTTTGAAGGACAAAAAGTAGGAGCAGTAATTGAAGGTTATGAAAAATTAGGTATTACAAGAGCACCTGGAACTTTTGATAAGAAAAGGGTGTACTTGAGAAATGGTAAGCTTGATACAGGAATGTTGTACAAAGTACCTAATGAAAGGTACAAAGCTGTAAAAAATCCAGATTTTAAAGATAAGAAAGAAACTCCTAATGTTCCAGAGTTTATTCCTAAAGATCCCAAAGAGCCAGAGATGATTTGGAAATGGGAAGAAATGGAAAGAAAACTTGGAATACAAAGTACAGATCCAGATTATAATGTACCCATTGGAGAAGAAGATATTGAAAAAGATTATTATAGTAAATCACTAAGTCCAAATTCTAGATTTTTTAAATTTTATGGAGTTAAACTTAAAGCTGGAGAAAATAAATTTGATGTAGATAATCCACAAGATGAACTTAGAATCCTTATTTTAAAAGGTACTCATGAAGTTCTTCCTACATTAAGTATGAAAAATTTACCTGAATACAGAGGAGCTAATTTCTATATTGAAGATGTAGAAATGGAAGCTGAAAATAAACTCACAAAGGGAGAAAGTAAACTTAGAGCATTTGAAGAATACAATGCTAGTTCATTTGAAATGAAGAAAAGATTTAGTAATATCCTTGGTATTATTAAGAGTGCTAGCCCTTCTGAAAAAGTAATTAAAGGAGCTTTGTTTGAGTACATTGATACTTCAGAAGCTAATAGAAAAGCTTTCCTAAAAGTAGCAGATAAGTACAAAACACAACCTGATTTAATCATTGCTCAAGATGAATTTATTCAAGCTAAGAATACTGGTATTATCAGAAAGATTGATGGTAAGTACTACAGGATGAATCCTGATGGTAAACCAGGAAGACAGATTGGAGTAGATGAAGATACAAGTATTCAATTTATTCTTGATATTCAAAACAATGAATTTAGGGCTGAACTTAGAGAAGCTGTTAGAGATTATCAAGGAATAACTGTTAATGCTTAACATTAAATGATAACTGCTGAAGTAGTATATAAATATAAGGTAACGGTAAATAAATTAGATTCACAAGATTTTATTGATTTACCATTACCAACCATATTAGATATTCTTAATAAGACTATCTTAGGTTATACTGATGCTATTTATGGAATTAACAATCTTTTCAGACAAGGAGTAGAGAGTTTTCAAAGAAGGATAGATGATTTAGAAGCCTTAGTTGTAAATGATCTACCCAATATAACTTACATTAGTGCAGGAAACAACATTTTTACAGGTGCTTTACCAGACAATTATTTACATTTACTTAGGAGCTATTCTTTGGCGACAAAGGATTTATGTGTTGACAGGGCTTTAAGAAATATTCAGTACAGCCATGATGAACTTAATGATATTCTAGTATCAAAAGATCCTTATAAATACCCTAGCTTTGAATGGCAAGAATTACCTATTAACATTAGTTCAGGTAAAATCTTTGGGTACACTGATGGAACTTTTACTTGTACAGAATTACACATAGAATACTTAAAGACTCCAACACAAATAGATCTAGCTGGTTATGTTCACTTAGATGGCTCTGCAAGTGCTGATGTAAATTCAGAGTTACCAGATTACTTACTAGAAGATATTATTACTTTAGCTGCTTTAAACACTAAAGCTATTATTGGAGATACAGAAGGATACAAACTTTTATCTGCTGATCTAGCTAAAAATAGAAATTTGTAAATATCAACTTTATTTCGTATTTTTATCAAAATATATTATATAACTAAACTTATTTTATTTTAACCTTTAAATTTAATTACAATGCCAAATTGGGAAAGGAAGCCTATTTTTATTCTTGGATTATCTGGAGGTCTTGAGACCTCTGCTGCTTTTACTGGTGCAGGATTTACTGCTGGTGAAGTAGGATTTTTTGTACAAAGTACCCTAGCTAACACTGGTGCTGCTTTTACATTAGCCACTGAAAATCCATTTTTTGTAGCTCAAAAAGCTAGTGCTAGTGATAGATTTAGTATCAGGAGTTTTCCTATTGATGCTAACACTATTACAAGAATTGTCAAAAAGACTTATAGTGCTCCTGTAGCACAAGTATGGACAATTGGATTTGATGGTAGTGATACTGCTAAATCTCTTTCTTATGATTGTGATGCTGATTATGGATTTAAGCTTATTGCTTATTCTCCTTACATCAGGAAATTTTATAACAACCTTGGTCTTACACAAAGTACTGTAATTCATACAGAATGTTGTGATGATTGTGAAGGTTGTAGTACTAGTGATTGCTGGTTAGAAACTGCAAAGTTTGTAAAAGCATTTAATGAAACTAATCAAGCTAGTATTCCTGCAAGGTTTGTCTTTGCTGAAATGTTGCTTGATGGTTCAGCAAGTGATATTGGAACTGGTCTTGCTACAACTACTGCTGTCCTTACACAAGGAAGTAAAATTGTAACTTTTGCTGGTAATGTAACTATTGCTACTGGTGCTTATATTAGAATAGCTGCTGATAATGTGGTTGATACTACAGATTCAGATCCAGTATTTAAAGTTGCTGTAGGTGTTACTACTGGTACTCAAATTACCTTGGATACTCCTTGGCATAGAGCTAGTATAGCTGCTTTAACTGTAACTGCTACTGTAAGTACAAGTTCTATGAGTATTGTAGATACTACTGCTGTAACTGCATGTGGTATTCAATTTACTGGTAGATTCTTGGATGCTTATTCAGGATGCTGCTGCTTCCCTCCTTATCCTTTTGATTTTGAAGGTGTAACTTTTGAAATTACTAGAGATGCTGCTCAAAGCTTTCCTTGTGATTTTGATAGTTCCCAACTGACTGCATTCTTTGCTGGAAGAGGTACTTCAAAAGAAATGTTGTACTTGGAAATGGATGCTAAAGGTTACACTGATCAAAGACAATGGTTCTTGGATTGTGCTGCTAACCTTGGGTATTTCAGTTCTGTAGTAAGTACTGATACTTATGACTTGTACATGATTGAAAGTTCCAGGACTTTTCCTACTACTTCAATGGGTGGACAACTTGCTTACACTCCAGCTATTACTTATATTGCTTCCCCTGCTAGTAGCACAATGTCTACTAATATGGATACAATCTTAGCTAGTATTGCTGCTGCTGCTGGAATATCAGTAACTACCTAATTATGTTTATTTTATTGGAAGGGCAACTATAGCCCTTCCTTTTATTATTTTAATTTTAAAACTTATTATACTTTATGTTTAATGAACGTAATTTTAGGGAGACTCAACCAAAACTTTTTATAAGTAAAGGAGTACTAAGTCCTGCTAGAAGTAATAGAAGTACAAAAGGAGATAATTCACCAAATTTTGATATGCAAAAGTGGGTGAATAACTTGCTTGTTGTAAATGGTTTGCTTAATGCAGATCCATGTTGTGCTGATTTTATACAGAACTTTACTCCTGGTGCAGAAAGATTTACTGTAAATGTTCCTACTACTTTTGAAGAAGCTATTGTAGAATCACATACAGCTACTGCTGTTCCTGAAACTGCTACAATTGAAGCTAGTGCTTTAGCTACTGGATACATAACAACTACTAGTGCTGCTGCTACTTCAATCACACTTCCAACAGCTACTTTGTTAGCTGCTGAAATTGGTGCTGTTGCTGGAACTAGTTTTGAATTTATTGTTGATAATACTGCTGGTGCTAATACTGTTACAATTTTAGTAGGTGCTGGTATTACTGCTGCTACTCCTGTAATAACTGGTGGAGCAACTCTTACTGTTTCTGTTGCTAATGCAATAGGAATTTTCAGAATTGTATTCTCAAGTGCTACTGTAGCCAAGCTTTATAGAATAGGATAATTTCCAATAAACTTTTATTTAAATAATGATATGTATTTTACATAAATGCCCAAGTAATGTCTAAAACTGTAACTGAAGATAATTTTCTTACAAGAATAAAACAAATTCAAGAAGAAATTTGTTGTCTTCAAGAAGAAATTGCTAGTATCATAGCTGGAAATGTAGATTTAGTAATTGATGTTACTGAAGTTACAGATGCTACTGATACTTATCTTCTTTATAATAATGCTGGAGTACTAGGTGAAACTATTAATCCTAGTTCATTTACAAGTACTGCAACAACAAATACAACAGTAACATTAACAATACTTAGTACTCCTAATCAGGAATTTACAGGAAGTACTCAAGTACAAACTATTAATTTAGGAGATTGTACTACTTATACTGTAGGTAAAACTTTCAGAATAATTAATAGTAGTACTAATATAATAGTAGTACAAGATAATGCTGGTACTGTTAAAAGAAGAATGCTTCCAGATGAAACTACAAGATTTACTTGTACTAGTATTGCAAGTGCAACTGGAGCTTGGTATGTAGAAACTGCTGCTAAGATTAGAACTTTAACTAAGCATTTACATTGGGAAGAAGACTTTGAAAATAATGCAATAGCTGATACTGGATTTACTAATACAGCTAATGCTGGTGGTGGTGCTGGAGCTGGTATTACTATGGGTGTAAGTACTGGATTAACTAGTTCTCAAGCTGGAGTAATATCTTTAATTACTGGTACAGGAACTACTGCTAGAAGTAGTATTCAGAGAGGAAGTTCAAATGTATTTTTTGGTGGTGGAGTTCATGTATTTGAAACTTATGTGTACATTCCAGTTCTTAGTACTGTAACTGATGAATACATAGTGTACTTAGGTTTTGGAGATGTAAGTGGTGCTGGAGATATGAGTGATGGAGCATACTTTAAGTATGATAGACTTACTAGTGTTAATTGGCAAATGTGTACTGCAAATGGTGGTGCTGGTAATAGAACTAGTACTGCAAGTGCTGTAGCTGTGGGGGCTGCTGCTTGGACTAAATTAAGGATAGAAGTAAATGCTGCTGGAACAAGAGTAGATTATTTTGTAAATGATGCTAATATAGGAAATGTAATAACTAACATTCCTATTACTGTAGCTAGAATTACAAGTGAACTAATAAAAATTGAAAAATCTGCTGGGACTACTGATACTGCTTTTAGTATAGATTGGGTTTCAAGAGATTTTGTTAGAACAACTTCATTATAATAATGAATAATGCAAATAAAGATAGGAGTAACAGGTGTAAAGAAATTAATAGTTCCTACTCCAAGTACTAATATAGTACTTGATGCTTTAAGTACTTCTAGTATTGATAATGGATTTCATGGAATAAGTACTCAAGAGATTTGGAAAAGAGGAAATAATACAAGTACTTACACATGGTTTGATGATTTACTTACAGAAGAATATGTTAATTTAATTAAAGAATTAAATCCAAGTACTTTACAACATCCAGGTTTAGCTAATTCAGATTTAGAAATAGTTAATATAGGAGATACAAGTTTAGATCAAGCTGTAGGAACTGGAGGATTAAATTGTGATGCAACAAGTGGTTGTGTAGTTCAAGATGGTTTATGTTGTCCTGATACTGATTATGGACATCCAGCATTTAGTAATTTACTTGAATTAAGTACTTTAGTAAGTACTCCAACAAGAACAGTAGCAGTATCTCATGTAATGAATCCTCAAGTAGATGCAATGGTAGATCTACAAACATGGAGAGATCAAGCTGAATGGAAATTAACTTTTTGCAATAATAGAAGTATTCCAGTTTATAATATACAATTAGGATTAGAACAAAATACAAGTGGAAATGATATTTGGTGGAATGCAGTAGGGCAAGCTTTAAATCCAGCTTTACCAGCAATACAGACAAATGTAGCTAACTACATTACAAAAATAGATCCAGGAGTTGCAGGATTAAGAGCTTTAGCTCCAAATGCAGCAGTATTTTTAGATACTTCTCCAATAGCAGAAACAACACAAAGAGATATAGGTTGGAGAGCAGGATTAACTAATTCAGGAGTACTTGATTATGATGGAGTTAGAGAATACATGCTTCACCATAATTTTGATAGTGTAAATGATTTAGGAGAAGCTTTAAATATTAAAGATGTAGTTATTCCTACAAGATTAGATGCTATAGATACATATTATTCAGGTAAACTAGTTAATATTGTTTATGGACTTCCAGATCAAAATCCTACTCCAATTCATGAAACTATGTTAGGATTAATGTTTATTGTATGGATAGTTCAAGCTTGTTTAGATTGGAGTCATAATAATGGGAGTAAAGTATTTGGTATGAGTTACCAAAGCTTAAATGGATTAATAAGACAAAATAATTTAACAAGAAAAGTACATTTTTATGCAGTAAAAGCTCTTGGTAATGTTTTAGGAACAGATGATTTAGAATATGTTCCAGTAACATTAAGTGGAGCTAGCACAAATTCTTTAACTACATTTTGTACAGTAGATCAGAATTCAAATTATTACTTGTGTATTATTAATTATGAAGGTACTCAACAAGAATTTCCTAATATAATGATTAATAGTACTGAAATAACATCAAACACAAGATACAGTATTCATAGTACTTCTTTAAATTCAGGAGTAATTACAGAAGATAATGCAGCAGATTCAACATTTATAGTACCTGGGTATTCAATAAATATATACAGATTTTAACATAATATAAAACTTTTATTTTAGTAATGAAAAATTGGAAAGATTGGGCATTAGGGTTATTTATGACTTTATCAGGTGCATTTGGAATGATAGCATACAACAATCTTCAAAATACACTAGATACTATATTATTAAATCAAGATAAAGTTTATTTACAAATTGCAGAAAATACTAGAGATATAGCTGCTAATACTAAAGATATATTCCAATTACAAAAGGAATTAAATTATAATAAAGAATACATGAATACTAAGTTTGATTTATATGATCTTAATATAACTCAATTTTACAGAGACTATGGATACTTATTTAAAAAACCAGTAAGTAAAGTTAAAACACAACCAGAGCATTATATGTGGATTAATAAAAAATACTATAATGAACTGGAATCAATGTTTGATAATCATGGATGAAAATAAATTCATAAAGATATTTTTAACAGTATTTGGTAGTATTGCTTTTGTAGGAATAATTGTATTTACAGCTATAATGGGATTAGATAATTTAAATAAAGAAGTAATACTACTAATAGGAAGTGCTATTGGAACATTAGGAGCGCAATACCAAAAACCATTTGAATTTGTATTTGGGAGTTCTCAAAGTTCAAGTATGAAAAATGATACTATAAATACTTTATCAAAAGAAATTAAAAAATAATGGCTCATTGTCTTAATCTATATTTTCCTGAACAAACTGATGCTAGAGTACAAGATATATTTGATATATCATTGTATGATAATAACATGAGTATAACTAATGTTTCCTTAAAAGTAAATATCCCAGGAAGTACTTGTGATTTTTTTCCATTATTTAGATTAAAAGGTAGAACATTTTTAACTAGTAATTCATTTGGATTAACTAATACAACCTGTTCAGCAGGATTAAATGATTTACCTGATGGAATTTATACTTTTACTTATAGTGTATGTCCTAATGCAAGTGTGTACTATACTGTAAAATATCTAAGAACTAAGAGTACTGAAAATCAAATATTAAACATTCTATCAGGTATTCTTACAGTACCAACAAGTTCCCCTCAATATAATTTATATGGAACTGATATAACAGATAAAAGAATACAACAATTAAATTACCTCCTTCAGTTACTAGAACAAGCTAAAGTAGATGTAACATTTTTAAGATTTACTGAAGCTGAAGATAAATTTGATTATGTAGTTACTCAATTAAATAATTTTTAAAAGAATAAAATAAAGAAAAAATGTGTAGACCTTGCCAAGAAAGAGCCAGACTATTAGCCCAACAAGCAAATTGTAATAGTACTACAGCACAAACTTTAGTGTTGTATTTAAGTGGATACCAAAGAGTTATTGATGAAAATTTGTACAATGATTTAGGATTTTCAGAAATGTATGTACAAGAACAAATGGCTTTAATAAATCAAAGTATAGCAGCTAAACAACTAGACTCAAGTTCATGTACTAATTCAAGTTCATATGAAACCTGGGCAAATGATTATGCTCAAATAAGTCTTTTATAATGTACAATATTGAAGATATTAAATTACTAAAACTTAAATTTGAGAAGAAAATCTTAGATAAAGCTCAAGTATTTTTTAATCTTCTTAAGTACACATTTACAAAAAGACCAGTACAAACAGAGATACAAAATTGGAGTACTTATAGTTATATACTAAACAAAGTATATAATTTCAATATGCAAAGGTATCCAAGTTGTTCTTACAGCACAACTACAGGAAGTATTACAGTAAATGGTACAGAATATGAAACTGTACATACAGAGAGATTATTAAAAAAAGTAGGAGCTAAGTTTTTATTCCAAGTATGTGATACTTATACAATATCAGAAGTAGACTATACTACTTGTTCTTATATCTACAAAGATGCATATTTTATATCAGATTGTCAAATACTTGATGATACAACTTTAGAATATTTTATAAATAAAATTCAACAACAATCTCATGCAACCTAATCCTTGTTTAAGTAAAAATTATACTTCATGTATTTTTTATACTGGTACTACATACTCTACAGCAGATGATGGAATTGAAATATGTTTAGGTAAGAGCTTAGATATTATTCTAGAAACTATTATAGATAGAATTCTTAGTATTGAAGATACTTGTACTGTTAAAGTAAGTAGTACTGATGAATGTTGTGGATATTTAGCTGAAAAGCTAGATTCCCCTGTAGGTACATTAGATATAACAGTATCAGAAGCAGATGGAAGTGGATGTAGAACTTTAGATATAGATATTCCTGCTCCTGTGTGGACTGATATTACTTACGCAACAGCCTTTACAAATCAAGGAAGTAGAGATGGTGAAGTTACTGTAGATGCTTTAGGTAAAGTACAAATTAGAGGAAGAGTTACAGCTAGTAATTACCCAACATCAACTTTAGTTACAACTCTTGGGACTGCATATAGACCTACCAGTACTCAACATTTTTCAGTAAATGCTAATAATGGAGGTACTTATGTTCCTGGAGAAATACAAATTTTAAGTACTGGAGCTATGAGTTTATTATTAAATACTTTAAGTGGAGTTTCAGCTACATTTAATATTGATTGTGAATATTATATTGATTAATTAATTTATAAAAATATATACTATGGCTGATTGCAATTGCCCTGATCCTATAGAAGTTAGTAATGGCTGTGAATCTTGCAGTGTAGAGTGTCCAGTTACTTTAAATAGTGAATGTGTTACATACAATGGAGTAGAGTTACCTAATTTAAATATTGATCCTGCTCAAGGGATTAATGATATATTTGTAGCTATTGATAATGCTATAACAGGACAAGTACTGCAAGTTAAAGTAGTAGTTCCTGCTAGCAGTGTAGTGCTATTATTTACCAATCCTTACACATTAATAAATGCTCCTGGAAGTGGTAAGTACATACAACCTTTGAGTGTAGAAATTAAAAATGATACAACAGGAGTAGCTTACACTGTAGGTTCAAGTAACTTAAGAGTTAAAACTACTAATGCAACTAATCCAGCATTTATAACTTCTGATGCTTCTTTAACTACAACAAGTACTAGTATAGTAAGTAAAATGATTCCTGGAACTACTGGATATGATACATTAAGAATAAATGATCCTTTGGTACTTTCTCATCAAACAGCTAATCCAGCAGGAGGAGATCAAGATGTAGCTGTACTTATTTCTTATTTAATAGTTACTGTTTAATATATGGCTAATAACTGTTCCAATTCAAATACTAATTCATGTTCACCATGTACTGGTTGTGAAGATATAATAAGTAGTGAATGTATTACTTATGATTCATCTGGTATATCAGGATTAACTTACTCTGAAGGATCTGATATAGGTCAAATGATATATGCTATAGGAACATTAGCAGTACAAACAAGAGCTATTGTAAATGCTTTAATTAGTATAGCTCCTGTTTACACAACAGCTCAAAGAGACTTACTTACTCCAGTACAAGGTCAAATGATCTATAATACTACTACTGTAACTTTTCAAGGTTATAATGGAGTTGCTTGGGTATCCTTCTATTAAAAATAAAATACATAAATATATTATAATGGCAAATAATTGCTCAAATTCTAATACAAACTCATGTAGTCCTTGTACAGGATGTGAAGATATTGTATCTTCAGATTGTGTATCAGTACTTAGTAGTATTTCATGTATTAATATGTCTTCAGGAGATAACTTGACTGATGTATTAAATGCTTTGGGCAGTGCTGTATGTAATTTTTATTCTTTAATAGATGCTGGTAATGGTTTAACTGTATCTGAAGTTGATGGTTCTCCTAGTTATGCAGCTACTAATCTATTAAGATTTAATCAAGATTCAGGATTTATAGTTACTCAACCTTCAGCTAATACTGCTGATGTAAGACTTATTCCTACTTTTTTATTCCCTGATAGTAACTTAGTTATTGTAGATGCTGTAACAACAGCAAATATAACATTAAGTGGGGCACAAACAATAGATACTATTGTAGGTGTTGCTGGTACAACAAAAGTACTTGTATGGAAACAAACACTTAAAACAGAGAATGGTATTTATATAATGCAAGCTGGAGCTTGGACTAGAAGTACTGATAGTGATACTAGTGCTGAATTAAATGATCAAGTTGCATTTGCTAACTACACAAAAACAGGAACTACTTATGGAGGTAATTATTTTAATCAAATTATAACTTCACCTACAATAGGTGCTGATAATATAATATATCAAAAAGGAATACTTGGAGGTAATAAATTATCTTGGTTAGTTGATGGTAATGAAACTGGGGCTGTCAAAACAGTAGGAAGTAATGATAACTTTGATGTAGCTTTCATAACTTTTACTAATGAGATATTTAGAATGTTTACTACTAGACAAGTAGGAATAGGTATAGATAATACTCCATTAGGCAAACTTCATGTAATGGGTACTAATACAGTAATACTTGACCAAAGTATTTTGTACTTAGAAAATTATGATCAAACTCATTCTTTTGAATACAGAAGAGATGGAAATATATATAGAACAGGAGACTTATATAGTTTAACTACTGTAAGTAATAATAAAAATACATCTTGGGGACAAAATGCTTTACAAAATATTGACTTAGGTTTAGCTAGTTCTAATACAGCTATTGGATATTATGCTATGAATGATGCAGTATCTTCTTGGGCTTGTACAGCAATTGGAGCACATGCTGGTGAAAATGCATTTGGAGATGATTGTTGCTATATAGGTAAGGATGCAGGAAAAGATGCAATAGGTAATCAAAATACTTTTTTAGGCTCTGAAACTAGTAGTAATGGAATTTGGGATAATAGTATAGCTTTAGGGTACAATGCTGAAATTTATGGTAATAATCAATTAGTAATAGGGGCTTTTGATGCTCCAATAACCAGAGTATATATAGGGGAAGGATATAGAAGCTCAACTCCAGGTAGTATTGCTTTAGGAGGAACTGTGGCAAATGGAACTGATATATCTGGAGGAGATTTTTCAATTGTTCCTGGATTAGGAACTGGCTCTGGCACTCCAGGAAAATTTTTAATAGAAACAGGTATTGCTGGAATTTCTTCAAGTAGTTTACAAGCTCCAATTGTTAGAATAACGGTAGATTATAACAGCACTGCTTTTTCTCCTTATGGAACTTTAGCAGGACAAACTCATGAACTAAGATTTTTAGAACTTGCAGCAGGAGGAAGTAACTATACTGGATTTAAAGCTCCAGATGCTTTAGCAGGAAATGTAATTTATACTTTACCTACAGCAGATGGAACTTCAGGATACATTCTTAAAACTAATGGAAGTGGTGTACTTTCATGGATTAACCCATTAAGTGCTGTTTCACTACCTATTACTGAAGTTGGATATGGAACAGGAAGTGGAATAACTAGTGATCCTAAATTTACTTTTGATGAAGCTAATGATTTATTAGGAGTTCAAGATGCTACAGATTACTATCTTTATGCAGATGCAGTTAATCATGATTATATCTTTGGCACTCAAAGTGCAAGTTATCTTTTCATGGCAGAAGAAACTATACAAATACAGGCTAGGAAAAGTGGTGCTGCTGAAATATTTGGTATAAAAGCAGATGGTAGTGGTATAGCTGGTGCTGGATTTACTCAAGTAGGTAACTTACAAAATAATACTACTCATATTTACATTGATAATACTAATGGTATTCATCAACTTAAATTACCAATAGTAGGAACAATGTTTTCTGTTAATACTAATAGAACAGTAGTTTCTAATAGATTAGAACAAGCTAAAGGAACTAATGCAGTAGCAGCAGGGGATTTAGTACTACTTATGGATGGTAATTCATTTACTATTACTGGAAACACTACTATAAATGCTATTACAACAACAGATTGGCAAGCTGGTAGTGTTATTAGACTTATATTTACAGGAACTCCTACAGTAAAGCATAATACAGCAGGAGGAGCTAATACAGCTACAATGAAACTTGCAGCAGGAGTAGATTTTGTAATATCAAAAAATCCAACAGTACTAACATTAGTATATGATGGCACAAATTGGTTAGAAGTATCAAGAAGTGCAAATGCAGTTTAAACTTAACTTAAAAATAGAAAAATGAAAACATTAAACTTAGAATTCAAAGATGATCAAATGGGAACAGCAATAAATAAAATTAATACAATTTTGTTATTGCTAAGTGAAGGGAAATTCAAAGATACTTTTCACATTATTCAAGACATTCAAATTCAGATTAACAAGCAATTGGCAGAAAAGCCTGAAAGTCAAGAAGTTGAAGAAGTGGAAGTAATGGTAAAATAGGAAATTTGGATTATCCAAATGTTTTACATACCTTTGATGTATTAAGAATTTAACCTAAAAAATTAATATGACAGAATTAGAAATTAAACAGTTTATATCAGAAAGAATGTTCAAGTATAAAAAAGGAGCTTTTTGGTATGCTAATAAGTTTAATATTACAGAAGCAAAAGCATCAGAGATTATAGAAGATATTAAAAGAGAAAATGCTGGATTAAAACCTAAAAGAGAAACTGAAGGATTTGAAGCTATTGTATCCTTTCATAAATATGAAGGAGAGATAAATAATATACTAGTTATTTCAGATCTACATATTCCTTGTGAAATACCAAATGCTTTAGAAAAATGTATACAAATTAAAAATAAATATAAGTGTACAGAAGTTATTTTTATTGGGGATATAGTAGATAATTATTTCTTGAGTATATTTCAAAAAGATGTTAATTATAATAGTAATGCATTGACAGAAGTAGAAATTGCTAAAGAAAAAATTAAAGCTTGGTACAAAGCATTTCCACAAGCTACTGTACTGATAGGTAATCATGATCAGAGTAGATTAATTAAATTAGCTAAGATAGCTCAAATTCCTAGTATTTGGTTAAGAGATTTAAAAGATGTATTAGGTGTGCCTAATTGGAATTTTACTCCAGAGTATGAAAGTAATGGAATATATTTCAATCATGGAGAAGTAGATTCAGCAGATAAAGTATCATTGTATAGAAATCAAAGTACAGTACAAGGGCATAGGCATAGTGAATGTTATATTAATTATATTAAAGATGGAGTATTTGCAATGCAAGTAGGTTCTTTATGTGATAAGAGTAAAGCAGTATTTGACTATGCAAAAATGCAACTTAAACCTTGGGTAAATAGTGTTGCAGTAATTTTAGATAAACAGCCAATACTTATTAATGTATGATTATAAAAGAGAATTTAGTTCTAAGAAATAAGATTAAAACAGAATTAGCTAAACAAAGTATTAATCTTCATTATAGACAGAAAATGCAACTTAAAGCATTAACTAAGTATGATAAAGAATTTAGATGGGAATTTAATACTCCTAAAGGATTAATAGTAATATCAAGTTATGAAAAACCATTTGTAATTTATGTCAAAGATAAAGGAAGTCAAGGAGAAGGGGAAATTAACTAGGAATAAGTACATAAATCTAACTGATGAAGAGAAGTTTCTAATCAAAGGAGATAAAATAAATCAGGCAGATGTAGAAAGTACCAGAGAGTTTGATTTTGTACAGTACATAACAGATATAAATGGAACTTATGTACATGCTAGAGAAGGAATTAACAATAGATTTTTTCACTTAGATTCAGTAAAGAAGAGTAAAAAACAAATTAAAAACGCTAAAGTACTTAAAAAGAAGATTAAGAAAAATGGCAAAAAGGTTAAAGATACTACATAGAAAACTTGGTAAGGAACAAGCTCATGGAATTTATTATCCAGAAGATCATACAATAGTTTTAGATGAAAGACTTAAGGGTAAGAAATATTTAGAGATTGCAATTCATGAGTTTTTACATGCCTTTAAACCAAACTTAACAGAAGAAGAAGTAGTATCTTTAAGTACTAAATTAAGTAAAGAATTATGGAAGTTAAAAATAAGAAAATTAGATGAATAATTGTTATATCTATAGACATATTAGACTTGATAAAAATGAACCTTTTTATATTGGAATTGGAACTAAGATGGACGATTTCTATGGATATTCAGAAGAATATAAAAGAGCGTTATGTAATACTAGACGAAGTATATTTTGGAATAACATAGTAAATAAAACAGAATATAGGGTAGATATAATTCTAGATAATTTAACATGGAAAGAAGCTTGTGAAAAAGAAATAGAATTAATAAAATTATATGGAAGAAAAGATTTAGGATTAGGAATATTGGTGAATTTAACTGATGGTGGGGATGGACAAACTAAAAGAGTATGGAGTAAAGAATTAAGAGAAAGACAATCTAAAACTCATAAAGGATTAAATACATGGACTAAAGGAATAAAAAGGAGTAAGGAAACGATAGAAAAAGCTAGAGTATCCCAAAAGAAAACTGCTGCAAGATTAAGGGGCAAAAAGGTTATTAATATTATAACTAGTGAAGTATATGATTCAATAACTGATGCTTCTGATTTAAATAATATAAAAAGGGGAATGTTACTTAAGATGCTGCATAACAAAAAATTTAATGAAACTAATTTAAGATTCTTATGAATGATTTATACAATCAAATAAAAAATAAAGAAGAAATAATTAAAAAACAAATACAAGTAATTAGAGAATTGAATAAAGTAAATTCAGAATTATACAATGATATTAAAGAACTAGGAGAAGATTTACAATCTCAAGATACTGGAATTAAAGCTTTAGTACAAGATTGGAAAGAACTTAGAGAAGATTGTGCTAAACAAACTAAAGAAGTATTAAGATTAACTGATAAGGTTAGGTTAATGGAAGATATGAATAATGAGCTACAATTAGAGAATCTAAGACTTAAGAATAGGAATAAATCTTTGGAAGATGCCCCATGTATTCCCTTTACTCCTTATGTTCCTTATATTAATCCTTACACTAATCCTTATCCTTATAATCCTCCTTATGATGTTTTTTGTAGTACAGTTGGATCAACAACAATAAATAATACTTAAATGGAATCTATCTATAAAATAACTAACTTAATAAATGGAAAGATTTATATAGGACAGACTATTAAAAATCCAAAAGATAGATTTATTAGACATATTTATGAAGCTGTTAATAAAAAGAATAAAAAATCTTTAGTTTTAAATGCAATAAGGAAGTATGGAAAGGATAATTTTAAATTTGATATTATTAAAAGTGGAAACTTTAATAGACAATTACTAGATGAATTAGAAATTCATTATATACAATTATACAATAGCACTAATAGAAATATAGGGTACAATATTTTAAAAGGAGGAAATGGATATGATAGAGAGGGAAAGAAGGTTTATCAATATGATTTGAATGGTAATTATATACAGGAATTTAAAACAATAATGGAAGCGGGAAGAAAATTAAATATAATTTCACATAATATAAGTGTGTGTTGTTTAGAGAAAACACAAACATCAGGAGGTTTTAGATTTAAATTTTATAAAGTAGATAAATTAAATAAATTAGTACCTCACAAAATAAGGGGGAGTAAGGCAGAGATTAAAATTAAAAATCTTAATACAGAAGAGATTTTTCAATTTGAATCTAATTCAGATTGTGCAAGGTTCTTAGAAAAGAATAGAAGTTACATTGGAATAGAGAAAAATAAAGCAAAGAAATATAATAGATCTGTAAATTTATATGATAATAATAGAAATAAATATATAATTGTATGAAAGTTTCTGAAGCAATCTACGCCATAAGGAATGAATTAAAATTAAATTCAGACGATAGTACACCGTCTAATAGATTTATTTACAGTGTTATAAAATCGAAAAGATGCCTCATATATGGAAGAGAATTAAATAAAGGGTACTTATTTAATACTTCGGCATTTCAAACAATCTATTGTTTTCCTATGGAGTTATCAGATACTTCAGAGTGCTGTGGAATAGTATTTAATCAAATAGTTTCTAAATCTAAATTTAAATTACCTGCAAGTATGGACTATAATACTGGAAAACCAGCAGTTAAAGTTTATACTCTAGATAATGGAGAAATAATTCAAATAGTAGATCTTGATAAAATGATTAATTCAAGAAATCAGAAATATAAATCTCCAATTCCAGATGCTACTCAAAGCAATGATTACTTAATAGTTAATGGAAATATCTTAGGAGTTAAATTAAGATTGATAGCAGAAGATCCTATAGAAGTAGAATTACTCAATACTTGCAAAACTTATGACTCTTGTGGAGTACTAATACAAGAAACTTGTCCTAGTCCTTATTTAGAGCTAGAGTTTAATGTTCATGGAGATTTATGGGATGCAATTAGAAAAGCTACTTGTATTGAAATAGCTCAATTTTATGGAATAGCTTATGAAGATAAAGAGAACAATGCTAGGAATGATTCAGCTCCAGCCTTACCTAATAAATTAAAATCAGAAGAATAATGGATTCAGTTTATGCAAACCATAATTTAAAGAATAAATATTTTAATCTTTCAAAAACTAATTTTGAGCTACATAGATTATGGTTAGAAACAGAAAATGATAGATTACAAAAAGAGAAATTAAAAGATATGGAAATAGTAGCTTATAGCTATGTTAATGAGAAACTAGTTCCATTTTATGCTTCTAAAGAATGGAATTGGAAATCATTTCATAAAAATATAAAAGAATGATAATTAAATTATGCCAAGCACAACAGATTACAGAACTACTAGTTTCTATTTACAAGCTAAGAAAGATCTAAAATTAGAGATTAAACAAACACTTTGGACTAAAATAATATCTGATTTTAATCAATGTATTCAAGATAAAGTACTAACAAATTACTTTGGGTATAAAGTTCCTAAGATGGGAAGATTAAAGATTACAGGAACTAAAACAAATACAAGAACAGTAGATAAAAGATTAAGTCAAATACATAAGAAAAGAATTTACATTTTTAATGATCATTCTGAAGGTATTAGATTTAGATTTAGCTGGATTCAACCTAATTATAAAATAAGTAATATCTATAAATTTATTCCAACAAGAACCTTTTCAAGATCTCTTGCAAAGAAAATCAAATCCAAAGAGTATAATTATCTCATAGTATGAACAATGAGCTTTTTGAATACAAGAAAACTGATCTCTTAGTTAATGAGATAATAGGATTGTATCCTAGACTTAATGATAAATTCACTTTGAATAAAAGTGATGCTATTAATTGGGCTGTATATGTACTTAGACAACTAGGTGCTGGAAGTACTGAACCTCAAATCTATAATCTTAGTATAGAGAATAATAAGGTAAAATTACCTACAGAAATTAAGATCATTGATGGAGTTTATAAAAATAGGTGTAATTCCTTAATTACAGATTCTTTTAATTTTCAATACCCTATTAGATATGTAGATGGAATAAGAAGTAATATAGTAAGTGATTCTTGTACTAGGTTAGCTCCTAGAAATGTAGGTATTACTTTTAGTGTTAATTATCCTTACCTCACTTTTAACTTTACAGATTCTTGTGTTAGTATCTTAGCTCAAAGTTTTAAAGTAGATCCTGATACAAATATACCTATGTATCCTGATGAAGAAAGTACTAAGCAAGCTATTCAAGAATACATACTATGGAATTGGCTTAGAGAACCAGCAATACTAGGAGAGTATGATTGGAATAAATTAGCAGGACATGAGGAAAGATATAAACAATACTTTGGTCAAGCTAAAGGATTCTTTTTAACTCCTAGTGTAATAGAAGCTGGAAACATAATTACAAATACAAATTACAAGTACAACAGATTTAGAATCCCTAAGAGAAGATATGGAAATTATTAGTACTCCTAGCATTGGTGGATTAAATTTAGATGCTGAACTTTCTCAAGTAAAAGAAGGTGAAATTACATATTGTTTAAATGGTAAATTCTCTTTAAGAGGAGGATCTTACTATTATACTAACTATGAAGGTAATGATTTGTGTACTAGTATTCCTGCTGATAAATTTATTTTAAATCCAGGAGGACTTGCTACAAATAATTTAGACCAATTTATAATATTCAGTGTAAAAAGTGATAATACTGGATCTGAAATAGGTTTATTAACTAACTGTACTTATGAAACTTTAGTACAAGATGAATGTCTTAGATTTAGAATAGATAAGCCTATTAGTGCTATTTATAAAGAAACCTTTGATTGTGGTAGGAGAGCATACTGGACAGATAATAATGAGCCAAGAAGGTATTTAGATATAGATAATATACCAAGTCCCTTTGATTGTGCTGCAATTAGAATAGATAGAGAATTTGAATTTCCATGTACTGATATTGAAATACAAACTAATGGAGCTTTAAAAAGTGGAGCTTATTTTGGATTTATACAGTATGCAGATGCTAATGGAAATGGATTAACTTCCTGGAGTACTAGTAGTAATAGAATAGATATTATTAGTAGAGAAAATAATATAAATGGTGCAGGAGATATTGCTAATACAAGTACTAATAAAAGTATTCAATTTACTTTTACAGGACTAGATACTAGTTTTGAGTACTACAATATAGGAATTATAAAGTACATTAATGGAGTATCAAGTGCTCAATTCATTATTACTTTACCAGTAACTACTAGTACTTATAATTATAATGGCAATGAAAATAGTAGTACTGATATTACAGTACAAGAGATTGTAGCAGTTCCTACTATTTATGAGAGATTTAAAGGAGTTCAAAATACTACAGGTATTGCTCAATGGTACAATATTCATGGTAAAGAAGTGCCTAATTATCAACCATTTGCAAATGATATTCAAGTACAATGGGTAACTTATAGAGTACTTGCTACAGATTATTACAATAAAAATCATCCTTATTATAACTTAATGAGTTTAATGAAGGATGAAATTTACCCTATTGGAATTAGACTTGTGTACAATACAGGAGAAAAGACTTGTACTTATCATATTCCTGGGAGAGAATTAAATACTAGAAGTAATGGAGATCCTTTTACAGAAATATTAGACCAGTATGGAGAAGCTATTGTTCCTGCAACATGGGATTCACAAGTAGGTTATAGTAGTGATGATTTACTAACAGGACAAACAAATAGTACTCCTAGATGGAAAATATATAATACAGGAGAGAAGATAGACTTTACTTCAGAGTATGATGCTTACATACTTGCAGGAGGAAGTGCTGGTACTTATGAAGGATGTTATGAGTATGGAGAAATGAGTTATTGGGAAAGTACTTTGACCTACCCTAATATTCCTGATGTATGGAATAATGGAGTAATAGATTTAGCTGGTCAACCTATTAGACACCACAAAATGCCTGATTGTAGTATAGATCATATTCATGAGAATTTAAATGGAAGTGCCACAATTAGTGAGTACCCTTATTTACATATACTAGGAATTCAATGTGATAATATTCAAATAGATACTACTTTATTTCCAGATATTGTAGGGTATGAAATAGTAATAGGAGATAGAACTTACCAAAAAAGTATAGTAGCTAAAGGATTATTATTTAATAATATGGAGCAAGAAGCTCCAGGTGGTGCTGCTAATGCAGTAGTTCCAGCTCCTTATATTTATACTAATTGGATGTACAATGATTTAAGTTCATTTGCTAACTTTGCACAAACAGATGATGCCTTATTAAATTCATTTTCATTTTATTCTCCTGATACAACATTTAAAAATACTTCAATAGGGAGTACTTCAGAATTAAAATTAGAAGCTGAAGAATTTGGAACTGCTAGGTATTCAGGATATGATTATTCTGTACCAGTATCAGATGTAAATACAGGAACTAATACTGAAAATAATATTAACTTCTTAGGAGATATAGTTTTTAGTACTGGTTGGTACAATAATTATGTACTTCCTCAATTTACTTCAGTAAGAAGAGAAATAGATAATAAAGAGTACATATTAAATAATTCATATCAGAGTACTACATTAGGCAATGTAAACAACTTGTACAGAGAAAGTACTGTAATGCTAGATACAACTAATGTATTTTTAGCTAATACAAAACCTGATGATAGTAAATCAGATTATACAATTCCAGGAATAGTAGATGGAGATATATCCTCTTATTATGGGGCATTAAAAAATAACATACCTAACTTATGGGGAAATATTGAAAATGTAACTTACATAGCTCCATTTAATATGTGCAGTGTTGGAAGAGATGAAGTAAATACAGGATGTTTATTTGGAGGAGATACTTTTATTTCATTCTTTAGTTTTCATAAGAGAACTTTGTACCCTCAATATGTAAGTAACATTGGAATAGCTAATACAGATGATATACTAAATGATGATGGAGAATGGGGAGGAGATGGGACTGGAGGTAATGATCCATTTAGATTATTGTATGGTAATCCAGTATTTTATTGTGAGAGTAGTATTAATACTAATTATAGGTATTCTGGATTAACTAATAAGGAAACATTTTATCCTAATTTAGATGATTTTGCATTACAATTATTTCAATTTGAAAGTCCTACTAATATGTGGGCTGATGTTGATAATTACTACTTGTACAACTCTGATTATAGTACTTCAAGGAATTTCAATAGTATTTGTACTCAACCTGATTCTTTTGAACCTGATGAATGTGATAATCATTTTTATACAAGAACAATATACTCTGAAAAAGATCAAACAGAAGGAACTCAAGATAATTGGTTAGTATATTTACCTAATAATTATTATGATTTTAATAAGAACAAAGGAGAGTTATGGGATGTTAGAAACTTAAGTGGAGCTAGAATCTTGTACAGATTTAATAATGGTATCTTTATAAAACAGTTTAATCAAAGATTAGAAACTAATAATGAAAGTACTGTAGAAATAGGAACTGGAAGTTTATTTGATCCTGAACCAGTAGAAATATTTAATGTAGATGCTGGATATGTAGGAACTAGATCTCAATGGGCTTTTAATAGTACTCCTTATGGAAGTTTTATGGTGGATGATTTGAGAAGTATGGTATTTAAATTTACTGATAATTTCTTACCTATTAGTAATATTAAAATGAGTTCATGGTTTAATAGTAATTTGAAATTAAATTTACTTAATGATTATCCAACTTTTCCTAATTATGATAACCCTAATAATCCTAATGGCATTGGCTTTATATCTACCTGGGACTCCCAGAACAAACTCTGGATTCTCACTAAAAGAGATTTTAAAGTCTTTGATCAGGAAAATAAACCTAGTATGGAAGAAGATGGTAGGTTTTATTTTGGTGAAGGAGAAGAAAAAGAGTATGTAGATTTAAGTGATACTGAAGTATTTATTAATAAATCCTGGACAATGAGTTATAGTCCTGAACTAAATGTTTGGGTATCTTGGTATAGCTTTATCCCATTATTCTATATTCAAAGAACTGATACTTACCTTAGTGGAGTAGATAATGATATTTATTCTCACAATAGTGAAATTACATTTAATGATTATTATACTGTAGAATACCCTTATATTTTAGAAATTCCAGCTAAAAGTAAGAGTTTAGTGTCAAAACTTAATACTGTATTTTGGAAAACAAGTTGTTATGAACCTACTGAAGATTTAGAAAATATCTATGAGTACAAGTACATAACCTTTGATTCTGGGTATGTGTACAATAATAATCAGAATACTGGATCTCTAGTTTTTGTAGTTAATGATCCTAATATTCCTTCACAAACAGTAACTTATCCTACTGTTACAGGAACAGATACTAATGTACTTATTAGTACTAATGATGGAATATGGAGCTTAAATTACCTTTGGGATAAAACTAATAATGCTAATACTGCAATTAGTAGTACAACTAGTAGTTGGGCTGACACAAATTTTGTTACAAGTTATCCTATAGATAAGGTAATTAATCAAGCAGCTATTAATGTTAATAAGAACTGGTATGAGCTAAAACCTCTAAAAGGAAGTTGGAACAAAGCAAGATTGATATTTAACAGAAATGATCTTATTCTTAATACTGTATTTACTATCCAAGAACAGAATAATTCAGTCAGAAATTAATTTGGATTTACCAATATAATTTTGTATCTTTAAGGGTTATCTATTGATAACCTTTTTTATTATATTTACCCGTTTATATAATATTCTTTATTTTCTTACCATGAAAAAATCTAAATCAAAATTTTCTAAATATCTTAAATATCCAGATGGAGGTATTATAAAACCACCAATCCAAACTACTGATCCTAATAAAGTTAGAAAATATCAAGATTCTCTAGCTTTGTATAACTATACTAATAGTATGGATAGTGCTATGTTAAAAGATATGAAAAATGGACTTTTACCTATAGATAAAGCTCAAGGATATTCTCAACAAATATTAGACAATGCACCTAGAATAGATTCATTAGTTAATGATCTTAGAAGTTTAGGAGAAAATTATAAAATAAAAGGATTTAATAAAATACCTATAGCTGATGCTAATGGAGAATATAGTGGATTTGATGGTAAATTACAAAAACCAGCACCTAAACCTAAACAACCTTATTTTTTTAAGGGTGGAGGAAAATTAAATAAATCAGAATTATCTTTAACTAACAAAGAAAATTTTTATAATCAGGAAATTCCTTGGAATACTATAGCTGAAAATTCTTTAAATATAGGTAAAACTAGTTTAAACTATAGTAAAAACCTGGGAGGTAATAGAAAATTACCTAGTGATAGAGATTTTATAAGTTTAGAGTTAGCTGGTGGCATGGATAGAACTCAAGAGAAAAAAGATCCTTGGATAAATAATTCTGAAATAATAAATAAAAATTCTCCTAACTTAAAAGCAGGATTAAAATATAATTCTGATGTACTAGATGGAGAAAATAAAAAATATACTGTACCAATACAAGTAGAAGGAGGAGTTAAATTTGCAGATAATAGATTAACACCTTATACTAATTTTAGAACTGGAGTACAAAGAAATTTTATGAATCATCAAGGAAACAAAATAGGAAGTATAAATCCTTATTTAGATCTTGGTTGGGGGATAGATGGTAAAGCATATGAGAATAGATTAAGTGGAACAGAACATATTAATGCGGGAATCAAAGGAGAATTAAATTTAAATAAATTTGGAAGAAGAAATAAAAATGCTAATGATTTATACTTATCTGGAGATATTTCTAAAAATGGAAGTACTGGAGCTACACAAGCTGAAGTAGGTATGGGATATAAATTTAAAGATGGTGGAAAAGTATATCCTAAGAATTATAAACCTAGTTTATCTCCTGCTCCTGATACAATCAATTTTCATGCTTTACAAGATAGAATATTAGCAAAACCTCATAAAATGTCTGCTCCTAAAATTACTGAAGAGCAAAAAAGATTACCTAAACATACTTTTGGATCTTTCTTAGGAGAAAACTTAGGTAGTATAGGAAGTTTAGCAGGAGGAATAGCTTTAAGTGCTACAGGAGCAGGAGCAGCAGTAGGAGTACCTATGATACTAGGTGGAGCAAGTGGATTAGCTACAGGAGCTATTAATGAATTTACAAAGCAAGATCCTCAAGATACTAGTACTCCAATTAGACAGACATACAATCCTAATCCTTATGGAAATAGCTTTAAAAATGGTGGAGATTTAACTAGATTTAATGGAGCTAAACATGAACAAGGTGGAATTAAAATTAATAAATTAGGAGTACCAGTTAATAACCCTAACAGTGCTGTAGCTGAAGTTGAAGGAGATGAAACTATGAGAGGAGATTATATTTACAGTGATACTTTAGGAGTAGATAAAAAAGGACAAGTACAGACTAATGCTAAAAAAGTTAATAAAACTTTTGCAGATTTAAGTAAAAAGATAGATAATAAATTTAAAGGAAGAAATGACGAAATTTCTAATGTTACTAAGAATTTTATGTATAAAAATTTAACTGAAAAAAATGAAATAGCTCTTCAGAGTAAATTTCAAAAGAGTTTTAGTTCTTTTCAAAAGAAATGGGGAGGAATGTTGAATAAATATCCTTTAGGTGGAGATTTAACAGACAATCCTTTTGGATTTGAACAACTTCAAGATAATATTTTGGGAAGAGGTAATTGGCAACCTTACAATACTAATAATTTAGAATCAGGTGCTTCAAGTGCTAGTGATCAATATAATTTTGCTCAAGGTATTTTACCTAATAATAATGATGGATTAACAGGAGCTATGGGAGAAAGTATGGATGTATTCCCTATGAAATATAATAACTCTAGAATAGCTACAATGCCTTTAGAAGATAGATATAATGAGTACAGTAAAATGAATTCTCCTGCAAGTGCTAATAAAAGTACAAATTTAAGTACTCCAGGTGGTGAGGGTATTAATTATGCAGATTATATTTCACCAGCTTTTAATACTATAGCTGCTGGAATATCTTTATTTAATAAAAATAAAAACTATCTTGAAAAACCTAATAATGAAGCTTTAACTACATTACAAAGTATTCAAACTACTCCTGATTATTCACAATTGTATAATAGAAATACAAGAAGTTTAAGAGCAGCAGATAAAACTGCAACTAATTATTCTCCTAGTGTTAGAAATTCTTTACAAGCTAATAACTTAGGTACTAAATTAAATGCTGATAATGAAATAGCTTTTAGAGAACAAGCTGAAAAATTAGATAGAGAAACTAATAAGAAAGGAGCAATAGCTCAATTACAAGATAGTAACAATAGATTTAGACAAGCTGCCATGCATACTTATCAGAATGAGAATACTCAAGATGCTAGTAAAAGGCAAGATAATGCTTTAGGATATTTAGGAGCTGCTGTTAATGATATTAGCAATATTGGATATGATAAAGAGTTGGGTAAGATACTTAATGAGGGCTTAAAATATTATAGCTATGATTCTAAGACAGGAAAATATATGTACAAGAATAATGTAGGAAGAGTATTCTACAGTTCAGTTTCACCTAATGAAGTAAGTAAAAAAACTACAGAATAGTATGGCTACATCAAGATACAGTGGAGCTATAACTCCAACACAATATGTACACAAACCACTTGAAGCTGCATTTAAGGTTGGGTTAATGAAAGATGCTGGAATTCAGGATATTATAAATTCTGGACAAGATTTTCTTAATACAGAAGGAAACTATGCAACAGTATTTAATCCAGATACAGAATATAAAATAAACAAAGTAAATTCTTTAGTACAAGGAATGAATGATTTGGTTTCAGGAAAGTTAGATGATCCAGTTACTCAAAATAAATTAAGAGGATTAAGAAGTACATTTAGTAATGATAAAGAAGTGTATGGAGCTATCCAAAGAACTAATGCTTTTAATGAGTACCAAAAGAATGTAGAAAAATTAGGTAAAGATTATAGAGATCAAAATGCTTTAGACTATTTAGATGCTGTTAAAAGGTATCAAATGGGAGATACAAGTGTAGCTAATACTTTAAAACTTCCTCCTAGTATAGATCCTTATTATGATTATAATAAAGAATTTCATGATAATTTAAAGGATATAGGAGATATGGGAGTATCTTTTGTAAATGGAGATTTTATTGATAATACTACAGGCAGATTTGCTACTGATGGAAAAGGTGGGATAGTTAGTGATGATAGAATAGGCTCAATGTTTTTATCTGGATTAAGTTCTGAAGCTTATCAACAAATGGCTAAAGATCATAGATTTGAACAATATAATGGAAATACAGATAAAACATTTGAAGAGTGGGTAGCTGATAGAGCTAGGTCTTCACAATTTAGTTATTCAAATGCAATTAATAAACTTGATTACACTGGAAGAAGTTTAGGGTATGCAAGATTAAATAAAGAGTTTGAAGAAAAAGAAAGTCCTTTAATCCCAGGAAGTATATTTCAACCAGGAAGTAAGATTCAAGGAGAATCTCCTTATTATGTAAGTTCAGATGGTAAAATCAGAACTCATGGATCATTTCAGAAAGATTTAAATGAAACTCCTGGAGTAGTAGGAATGTCTGGTGGGCTTCAATGGTTAGCTACAGCAATATTTAAGAATATATTTGAAGATAATGATACTTTAGATGTAAATACTGAAGGTTATAAAAACTTAGAACAAGCTGCTAAAAATAGAGGCTTTATACAAGATAATTGGAATACTGAAGAAGAAAAAACTAAAGGTGTGTCTGATTACTTAAATTTTAGACAAAATGCTACAGTACAAGGTTCTTTAGTTATACCTAATCTTAACTCTCCTTATAGAAAAAATTATAATGAAGCTTTCTTTCCAGGTAGTGATGGTAAAGGAATGGTAGGTGATGGATTAGCTTCTAATTTCTCTTATGCAGATGAAAGTGGAAAAATATACACTGGTAAAGAATTTGTAGGTACATTTAAAGGAAAGCCTGTAAGTTACTCTGGTACTTATGAAGATGTATTTTCTCCTCATGAATATGGTAGTACAGAAGTAGCTATAGACAATGGAGGGCAAATAGTTAAAGTTATTCAATCTCCTACTATTACAGCTAGACAAGCTCCACAATACTTTGCTAATGGAATATTAAGAGCCTCTCAAAGTCCTAATATTAATAAAGATGGATTTGCTTATAATGAATTTGAAATTCCAAGTAATTCTCAATCAGGAGCTAGTCCTGGAAGATATACTTCAGAAGAGTTATTAGATGGAAGTTATAGAGTAACTAATACAGATACAAAAAAATCAAAAATATATTTCATTAATCCTCAAACAGGAAACTTAAGTATAAAATAATGGGATTTCCAACAACAATTAATCTAAATAAAAATAATACAGATTCTTTTCCTAAAGATATTTCTTTAGTTGGAGATGGGTTTGTAGGTTCACCTAGTCCTGGAAGTAAAGTATTACCTAACTTATCTGAAAATATAGGAAAGTATGGAGAGTTTAATAATTTAAAACCTTATGGTTTAGATTATGGATTAATGTCTGGATTTTTAAGAGATGATATTAGGCATAGTAATCAAAGTAATTGGGATGTACTAGGAAATGCAAGTATGCATTTTGCTGGTAGTGCTTTAAATGCAGCATTAGAAATTCCAGCTATATTTTATGGAGCTTTAAAAGTTCCATTTGTACAAATAGATGAATTGACTAAAGGTAAATCAGCTAAAACTGCTTATGTAAATGGACTATCTGAAATATTTGATAATGAAATATCCAGAGGAGTAGTAGATCCTATTAATAACTGGTTTCAAGATACTTTTAAAGTATATCAATCACAAGCTCAAAAAGATAGTAATTTCTTTAGTTATGAAAACTTAGCTTCAGGACATTTTCTTGATGCTTTATTAAGTGGTGCTGGTTATACAGCAGGAAGTTTTTTAACTGGTGCAGCATTAACTAAAGCTTTTAATTTAGGTAAAGCAGCTTCAGTAGGAACTAAATTTAAAGATGCTGAAGCAGCAGTACAAGCAGCTAGTAAAGGTATTAATACAATAAGTCCTAATCTTAAAGCTCAATTAACTTTAGGTACTATTATGGCTACTATGGAAAGTTCCTTAGAAGCTAGACAAACTAAAGATCAAATTCTTGAAACATTAAAAGATAGAAATGATTTAAGTGATGCTCAAAAAGAAGAAATAGCTAACTCTGGTAGTTTAGCTAACTTTGCTATTAACATGGCAGTACTAGCTCCTACTAATACTTTTATCTTCAAGAATTTAATTAGACCTGGAGCTAATGATGTAGAAGCAGGACTTAAGACTGTACTAAAAGATGGTAAATTAATAGAAGATGCTGGAAGTAAGTATGCTAAAGCTTTTAGAAAAGTTAAAAATCCTGTAACTGAAAGTATTGTTACAGAAGGAGGTCAAGAATATTTACAGTTTGCTAGTAATGCAGCCATTAATGATTACTTAGATAATAAGTACAATGGTAATAATGCTAATATATTTGAAAGTATAGGTAAAGCCTTGTATGATGGATTAACTACCAAGGAAGGGCTAGAAAGTACTGTAATTGGAGGTTTAATAGGTGGTGGTGCAGGAACTTTAGGACATTTTAGAAATGCTAAAAGTGATGCTGAAAGAAAGAAATTTCAGTTAGATTTTGCTAATAAGATGTTACCTCAATTAAATGAGGTTATGAAAAATAAGTTATTAGAAACTGATAGAACTTTAACTTATCAACAATTAGCTGATGAGGCTATAACTAACAGAGATAAATTTAATTATTTCAATGATAGACATAGTTCTATAGTATCTTTAGTTCAACAGAATTTACAAGCTGGAACTTTAGGTATTTTAATAGATAGAGTTAATTCATTAAAAAATGCTAGTGCAGAGGAATTAAATCAAGTTTTTGGTAATGATGTTACTATAGCAGATACTCAAAGATGGGACAGTAATGATACTATAAATTCTTTAGTTAAAGAAATTAATAATATTAAGAAAGTTAATGATGCAGTACTACTAAATTTACCTAATCCTTATGATCAAAAGAAAGATACTGCTAAGTACTTAACTTTTAAAGAATTACAGAACTTAGCTACTCATACTGCTAGTTCATTAGATAATACTAATAATAGAATACTAAAGATTAATGCTGATTTAAATTCTTTTGGAGTTAGTTTTAATAATATTTATTTTAATACCTTGGATAAAAAAGGTAAAGAAGAATATATTGAAGCTACAAATCAGGAAATTAAAGATACTAATCCAGTACATCATAAACATTTAATAGAAAGTGTTAATGATATTATTAAATTAAATAAAAGAAGAGAGATATATACTAAAGCTTACAATGATTTAACTTCAGAGAAAGGTATTAAAGAGAACTTAGAAAAGATTGAAACTAAACAAAATCCTCCTAAACCTGAAGTAAAGGTTGAAGAAAAACCTCCAACACCACCTACTCCTCCTCAACCTCCTATAGTTACAGACTCTTTTGATATTACAATAGAAAAACAAGGAGTACTTGGAAGTAAAATTAAAGTAAAAGTAAATCCTCAAGGAGTATGGGAAGATGAAAAAGGTAATACTTATACTGAAGAAAATGGGTACTATGAGCCAGGTAAAACTAATATTAATAAAGGAACTAAGCAAGTACTTTATGGAGAAAACCATTTTACTAGAATGTGGTTTCAAGGGTATGCAAGTAATAGAGGATTTTCTGCTAAAACTAAAGAATTAATTAATAAAATAGCTAAACTTCCTAACTGGAAAGATTATGTTAGTATTAAAGTAAATAAATCACAAGTTAATGCTAATCTTGAAGAAGAACAAAAAAATGGTCAAAGAACTTTATTTGGAAATAAAGAAATTAAACTCCAAGGTAGATATGATATAGATATTCTTTTAGATATTACAGATCCAGAAACAGGAGAAGTACCAGAAGAAGGAAGAAATATTACTGGAATAAATAATCCTAATTTATTTGTAGATGCTAATGGAGTTACTATAGATTTTAATGATGCTAAATGGACTCTAACTGAATTTAATAGAGTATTTAGTAACTATGATGAAAAGTTAGGAAGTAAACCTTTTACTCAATCAGAACTTGATACATTTAAAGCTAATTGGGATTTATTAAAGAGATTTAATGATGATTTAGTTAAGTGGTTTAGTACTCAAAATTTACCAGAAGTACCATTACCTAAAGGAGCAGTAGATTTTGATTTAAGTGGAGAAGTATCATGGATACCAAGGGATGAACCTTCTATAGATCTAGATTCTACATTATTTGAAGGTGCTTTTAAAGATTCTCCTATAGTATCTGAAGTATCTAGAACTCAAAGTATTAATGGTAAAGATATGACTGGTATTCCATTCTTATCAGATCAGGAGTATGAATTTCATAAAGATAATAGATTTAGAAAATCATTCTTTGTATTTGCTAAACTTATTAATGGTTTAGGAAGATGGTTACCTATTCAAGCTAAACCAATACCAAGTACTGATTTTTTACAGAACATTAAAGACATTAAAGCTAAAATTGATGCTAATCCTAATATTACAAGAGAACAAGCTGATTTAATTACCAATGATATTAACTTTTGGATAGCTTCACTACCAGGAGATGTAATTAAATTTGTACATAATGATAAAGCTGGCAATAAAATGCAGCTAGCTTTAGGGTATGGTATTGGAAATAAGATTACTAATAGAACTATTTTACCTGATATAACTAATTGGACTGAAGTAGATCTTATTAATTTTATTAATGCTAGTATTAAAAATAAGATTAAAGAAATTGATGAAAATTCTTTTAGACAAAGTATTGATCCTACAAATGCTAGTATTGATCAATTTAGTATTAGAGTTAACCCTGAAGTACTAAAGAACTATACTTTATTGTTTAAATTTGATCCTAAAGTTTTAAATCAAGAAACTATTAATGAACAGCAAGAAGAAAAAATATCTGAAGAAACTACTGAAACAAAGGAAATACAAGAGGATATTAAAGAAACTAAAGTAGAATCTAAATACTCTTCAGAACTTCAAGATATAATAGATAGTGCTATTGTAGCAGGATACACTCCAGAAGAAATTCAAGAATTAATTAGAGATTGGAATGAAAGTAATAAAGACTTTAATAAAACTAAAATTTACACTGATGAATCTCAATTAAGTTCAGAACCTAAAACTTATGATGAAATTAGAGCTAGGTTATTATCTCAAATTCCTTCAGGAATAAGTATAGAAAGAATAGAAAGAGTACTAGATCAGTTGAATGTAATTGGAATTCCTGTAGGATTTTATAGAGATAATGCAGTATATATTTCAGAAAAAATGGGTTATCTTGATGTAGATCATGAAGCTTTCCATGCTGTATTTAGTACTGTATTAAGTCCTCAAGAACAAGAAAGATACTTAAAAGCTAAAAGTAAAGAATTAAATTACAGTCCTGAACAATTAAATTCAGAAGTACAAGATCTTTTAAGCAAAAGACCTGATTTAATTAAATTACTTAAGGATAAAATTATTTCAAGAAAAGATATTGAAAATCTTGTATTTGAAGAAAAATTATCAGATGAGTATGCAGATAAGAGAAATAATAAAGAATTAAATCAACCTAAACCTTGGAAAAAAGTTATATTTGATTTATTTGACAGTATTATTAATTTCTTTACAGGTAATGTAAAGACAATAGATTTATTCAATAAAATTGATAGAGGAGCTTTTGTAAATTCAAGTATTAATAAAAGTAATCCTATTAGTCCCTTTGTTAAAGCTAAATTAGTAGGTGGATTAAGTGCTGAAGAGAGCAGAAACTTAATAGCATTAATTACTGCTAAAGCTAGTTCTTTAGATAATACTAAGAGTATCAATACAATTATAAATGATTTAATTGAAGAATACAATCCTTTTTCTAAATCTAATTTAGCTTTAATTAATTCTAAAACTTCAGAGTTTGAGAAAGATCAACTAAAGAAATTATTTAAGAAGTATAACTTTGGTATTAAAAATAATAAAGCTTTAGTTCAAAGTGAAGCTGAAAAATATTTAAAATATTTAAGATATAATCCTATTACAGAAGAAGAAGAAAACTTTGATACTGATGTAGATAAGGATATGAAGGAGTATGATAGATTAGATTCTGAAGTAAATACACTAGATAGAGTATCTTCTGAAATTAAAACTTTCATAGCTAGTAGTATTTACACTGTTAATTTCTATGGTAAAGAAATAGAAACTGCTGTAAATTTTCCTAGAGTATATAATCAACTTCTTAGTATTTTAACTAATCAAGATGCTAATAAAGTACTTGGTACAATTAAAGCTTTAGGAACTAAAAATCCTGAAATTAATGCTTTATACAATAAATTAAATACAGAAAAAAAATACAGCAAAGAAACTCCTCAAGGAATTACTTTTCAGGATGAAATGTTTTTAACTAGGTTTGTTAATCAATTCAAGTTAGCTAGATTACCTTATGTAACAGTATTTACTCAAGATAAGAAAGTACTTGTTAAGAAAACTAATAAACATGATGCTGGAATTTATACTTTTGATAATTGGAGTACTAATTATAGCTTAGTAATAGATGATAAATTATTACAAGATGAAAAATTCAGAAAAGATCTTCAATACAATTTAGAAAATCTAGTACCTTTCCTTGAAGATAAACCTGTATCAGATAAATGGGTTGTTGATGGAAGTAATGTTATTAAAGGAAATTTACATAAAAGTACTGTAGTTAAGAAGATATTTAATTCTTTAGGTATTGAATTAGAAGAAAGTTATTTAGAAGTAATGTTTGATAATACAGATGAAGATTCATTAGTACTTAGAGAACTTATAAAGAATGAACAGGGAGATATTACTAGTGCAGATTTAATTAAGTTACAAGATATTTTATTTAAAAATACTGGTAATTCAAAAGAAAGTACAGAAATAAGAAATCCTTTCTTAGATAGTAATTTATCTGGAAGATTATTAGCAATAGCTAATGCTAATGCTCAATTTAGTAAGAACTTTATTATTCCTAATTATAGAGCTTCAGATAACACTAATAGATACACTTATGTACCTTATAGTAGTTATTCACAATTATTAAAAGAGTTATCTGAAAAATATGAAACACTTCAAAATATAAAAGTAAGTACTAAGAAAGGAGAATACCTGGAATTTAATAATTTCTTATTTGGAGATAATACAGATTTAATAAAGGGAAGATTCCAAAACTTGGAGATATTTTACATAGGAGATAATTCTTTTGAAGAAGGTAAAACTTACAAAGATTCTGATGCTCAAGATGTACTTAGAGTACTTCATGGATTATTTCAGAATAGAGATAAAAATGGGTACTACATAACTGCTCCTAGTATTATAGGTGATAAAAGATCTTTTTATGGAGTTACAGTTCCATTTAGAAACTTGTATGAAGAAGGAAAGATTAGTGCTGATGGAATACAAGCTTTAAAGAACTTATTTACTCAAGAATACAAGAGATTACAAGGAGATTATGGTAAAGTAACTGTACCAATATGGTTATACTTACCAGTAATTAATAATCATCCTGAAATATTTGAAAAAATTAAGACTCAAGCTGATATTAATACTCACTTTGAAAGTGTTGTACTTCCTATTATCCAGGCAGATATTCTTTCTCAAATACAGAAACATGAGGTTAAAGGAATGGAATTTACAGAGGAATACTTGTATCAATTCTTCTTAAATAATCTTATTAATAACTCTGCTGTACAACAATTAACAGAAGGAGATCTATCTCAACTTAAGTACATAGATTTAGGTACTTGGGAAAAGAGTTATAATGCTTTATTTTCTGAAAGATTTAAAAGAGAAAGTTCTCTTAATGCTAGTGGTAAAGATATGGGAGAAGGAAATGATAAGATTATTTATACAGAAAATACTGAAGCTTGGGTTAATATTGAAAGTGGAGAAGTACAATGGACTAAGCCAGAAGGTGAAGAAGCTAAGAAGTTTTATAAGAAACCTATAAATCCTGATGATGCTCAAGTATTTCAAAGTCCTAGGGGTAAATTTAAAGATTTAAAAGCTTTAGGTACTTTAACTGAATTGCAAAAACTTGCATTAAAGAAACTTAATGGAGAGGAATTAGATGCAGAGGGAAATCCAGTATCTTTGACTAGAGAAGAAATACAATCATTAGATCTTGTATCTCAAAAGCATGTAACTGCTGGATTTGATACTTTAGGTAATAGAGTGTACTATAAAATGAGTATCTATACTTTAACTCCCTGGGATACTGGATATTGGAATGGTAAAGAATGGGTAGCTAAGAAAGGTCAAGAACAAGGATTTAACAGGTGGAAATTACTTCAAAATAATAATGCAGATTTAATTGTACCTAAAAGTGCAGCTAAAATATTCTTTGGAAAAAGTACTCCAATAACAGGAGAAAATCCTACAATATATGAAGTACCTAGAAAGTACAGAAGAGAACAAGTACTAAAGGAGAGTAAAGATAAGACTAGAGTACCTTGGCTAACTCAAATTCAACAATTAATAGATTTTGGTTTATTAGATAATGAAAAAAATAATCTATTAAAAGAAGAGATTCAAGATATTCAAGTACAATTAAGAAATAATACTTTTGATTTTTTAAGTTCACAATTAATTGATGAACAAGGAAATTTAAAGAGTGATTTATCTTATGTATTTCAAAAGTATAGGGATATTATAGAGGAGACTACTTCTGATATGCAAATGATTGAACTTCTTAGAGATACTGTTGGAATTCCTGAATACACTTTAAATCTTGCACATACAAGAAAGAAGTTAGAACAGATATATTTATCTGGATTTAAGGATGCATTTCAACATAAATTAGGTGGAGCTAAATTAACTATGGGTTCTCCTATCATATATCAGACTATTAGAGATGAGAATGGAGAAGTAATACCTAGCTCACAAAGAAATAGTGATGAGTACAATGATTATCCAGTATCAGATTTAAAAGTAACTTGGGAAAATGGTAATCCAGTAGGAGAAATTGTTATTTCAGGGTACACTGCTAAAAGATTAGGATTAAAAATAGGAGATACTGTAGTTTCACTTAGAGTACCTACTCAAGGTTATAACTTCATGGGAAGAAGTAAGATAGTAGATATTTTACCTGATTACATGGGAGATATAGTTATAGCTGCTCCACAATTAACTTTGTATGCAGGACAAGACTTTGATGATGATAGTTTATTTATATTTAGTAAAGAAAGACATGGTAAGCAATACTATGGAGATGCTACAGAAACAGAAGATAAATGGGAAGAGTACAGAGATTGGTATTTAAATAATAATCTAGATGTAAAGAAAGAGTTAAGTAAAACTTTAACTGAACTAGGATATGATAAAATTCTTAAAGAGGTACAAGAGTTAAAACTTCAAAGAAAAATTAATGAATGGTACATTGATGATAAAGATTCTTTTGAGTGGTTATTTAAACAAACTAGAAGAGACTTAAAAGAGGCTTTACAAAAAAGGTATGAAGATATTAATGATCTTAGAGATTATGCAGCAAGACAAGTTCTTGAGAAATTTAATCTTCCTGGAACATTAGATGATTTTATACTAAAAGGAAGTCCTGAATCTCAAGGTGCTTTAAATAACAGGCTTATTATTAAGTTAGAAGAAGTAATGCAACAGCCTGAACTTGAGAAGTATTTTAAACAAGCTAGTACAACTGATGATACTAAAGAAAGTAAAGAGAAAATAGAAAAGATACTAGGTACAGATAAAATTACTTACAATATTTTTACACCAGATGGTCTTATTAAAGCTTGGGATGATAATACTGCAAGTACTACTTTAAGAGGAAGTGCTGTACTAGCTCAAAGTACTGGAGCTAACTTAACTAAGAATAGAGTTGATTTAAATCCAGAGTTTTATATACAATTCAATGGAGAAACTTATAAGACATTTAATACTCCTGATGATGTAACTTACCTTAAAAATAACTATAGTTCTGAAAAGGTAAGTACTACTATTGATAATAGTAAAGATCCAATGGCTAGTACATTTCATTGGCTTGTAGGAAGTGTAAGTATATTTAGTTACTTAAATCAATTAGGTATTAATATTAAAGATGGTGATGCTCCTTTAAGTGTACAACCTGTTATTGTTAAAGCTGGAAGCTTAAAACCTAGAGAATTAGCTCCATTGCTTAATGATTACATGAGTAAACTTAAGAATAAGGAAGTGCCTAATAATTTAACTAGTAAAGAATTATGGGATGCTTTAGAAATGGATCAAAACTCTCAAGAGTTCTTACAGATTCAAGTAAAAGCTTTAAGAATGTACATAAAAGCACAACAAATAAGTAGTTTTGCTTTTAATGTATCAAGACTTAATACTTTAACCAGAATTATTGGATCTTCATTTGATACTGCAAGAAGTTTCTTAAATTCATATGATGAACTAACTATTCCTAAATTAGATAAAAATGGTAATCCAATACCTAATCCATTTGATACAGTTAAGTTACTTCAAAATGAAAAGAACATTGTTAATAATGTAAGAAATCTACGAAAAGTACTTGATATTGCTAGAAATTTATTTTTGCAAGAAACTGAAATGTTTAGGAATATTCAGAATGAAACTTTATCATTACTTAAAGGTAGTACTTTTAAAAATACTCCTAAAGTAAGAGCTAATTTAAGTACTTATTTACAGATGAAAGTGTACAAAGCACTAAACCCTAATGTAAAATTTGCAGGATTAGTTACTCAATTAAAAGATACTACTTCAGAAGATTTAATTACAACTAAGTTTAAGAATTTACTTAAGTATCCTGAATTTAAACAGAATAAATTCATTAAGTACTTAAAACCATTAAGTCCTGGAGATAAGGGTAATACTACTCCCTTACATATACTTAAATTTGATAGTACTACAACTCCTACTAAAGAATTAAGTGAGGTATTTATTGATAGTATTAATCAAATGTATCATTCAAGTAATCCTGAAATAGCTCAATTTGCTACAGATTTATTGAATTATCAAGCAGCTATGAATAACATGGAATTTGGAAATAACTCATTTATGAGATTTATTCCAGTTCAAATGTTAAGAAACTTAGCTCAAAATTTACAGAAACTAAATACTGAATTAGCTAAAAGTAATCCTAGTGAAAGTGTTATTAAAGAATTAACTGGAAAAACTTCAGCAGAATTGCAGAATGAATTTATTAGAAACTACATAAGTAATTCTAATAATTACAGATCTAATGTTAATAAAGATTCCTTACCTAAAGAGTACAAACCAGTACATGAGTACAGATTTAGTATAGAATTGTATAGTAATGAGTACTTAAAACCTTGGATTAATACTCCAGAGGGAAATAAAGCTCTTAGTGATGAATTAAGCAAAAAATACAAAGATATTCAAGGAGATCCAGAACCTAAGACAAATGAAGAAGAAATACCTGAAGAAAGATTTGAAATTTCTCCAGAAGATCAAGAAACTATAGTTCTTTCTCCAGAAATAATTCAAGGAATTGAAGGATCTGAAGTTTTGGAATCTCCAGAAAAAGTATTATCTTTACCAATGCAATCTGATAATATTGAGAAAATAAAATCAGGAACTAAAACAACTACAATAAGAAAAGAAAAGTTATCAGAGGGTACTCATAAACTTCCAGATGGGACTTTAATTGAAATTAAATTAATAGGAGAAGCAAAAATTGAGTACTTGCAAGGATATGCTAATGATGAACAAGGTGCAGAAATAGATCTTAAAATTAATGGAATATCTCAAGATCTTAATACTTTTGCAAAAAATGAAGGATTTGAGCATTGGAAGGATTTTACAATAAATAATAAGTTTAGTTCAAACTTTGTAAATGGAAATCAAAGTAGATTTGTGTATTCTATAAGACCAATTACACAATCTGAAAAAACTGTACAGGAAGAGATATTACCTAATCCAAATATCCAAGAAGAGCCAGAAATTATTGAAGGTAATCCAATGGAATTTACTTTTAAAAGTGGATATAAATTGTACTTACCATTTGCTTTAAATAATGAACAAAGAAAAGCTTTACTTAAGCTTGAAGAGTTCATGAATTCTGGTAATAAAGAAATTACTTTATCAGGATATGCTGGAACTGGTAAAACTACTTTAATATCATTATTTGATAAGTACTTATCTTCTCAACATAGATACCCTTATTATACTGCCCCTACACATAGAGCTAATGCAGTAACTAAGCTTAATAATCCTAATGCTAGAGTTCTTACTCTTCATAAATTATTTGGATTAACTCCTGATATTAGACTTGATGAATTAGGTAACTATGATATTAGAGATCTTGAATTTGCACAAAAAAATAAAGTTAAAATCCAAAGAGGAGATTTACTTATTATTGATGAAAGTAGTATGGTATCAGATTCTTTGTATGATTTTATTCAAAAGAAAATACAAGAACTCAATATTAAGGTTATTTATGTAGGGGATAAGGGACAAATTAAACCTGTAGGACAGAAAAATATTAGTAAAGTATTTAGTACTAATCAAAATCCACAAATTCAATTAACTAAAGTTGAAAGAACTGGAGATAATGCTATACTTGAAGAAAGTACTAACCTTAGAAATGGAAAAGACTTTACCTATACTAGTAAAGTTAATGAGAAAGGAATTGGAGTACAGTACATGGATAGTACTAAAGAAGCTAATGATATAATTAGTGCAGCATTTACTTCTGATAATTTTAAACAGAATAAGTTATTCTTTAGAATTTTATCTGGTACTAATCAAATAGTTAAAGAATACAATACTTTAGTTAGAAGAATATTATTTAACACTAATGAACAATTAGTACCTGGAGATATATTAATGGGATATGATAATTTTGATATAGATTATAATACTGGAGAACCATTAATTATTAATTCTGGAGATTATGAAGTACTTAGTGCTAAAAAGAGTAATAAACAAATTGGTAGTATCAATGAAAGTTATTCTGGATACCAGGTTGTACTTAAAAATACTTTAAATTCAGAGGATGGTAATAAGTATGTATTTATTGTAGATAATACTGAAGATCCTAATAAAGTACTTAAATTTGTACAGAAAGTAGAAGCAATGAATAAAGAAGGTGCAATAGCTATGAAGACTGGCAACAGAAAGAAAGCAGCACAAATGTTTGCTGGAGCTAGAGAATTACAAAGTCAATTAGCCTTTATGAAAGATTTAAAAAATCAAACTGGTAATTACATTGTAAAGAAAACTTTAGATTATGGGTATGCACATACTATACATAAATCTCAAGGTGGAACTTATAATAAAGTACTTTTGTTAGCAGATACTATTGATGCATTTAAAGATTTAGAATTAAGACAGCAACTTAAATATGTAGGTATGTCAAGAGCTACTAATAATGTATTTGTACTAAGTTCTAATAATACTTCTGATTTAGATGATTTTATAGATTATGAAAGTATTCCACAAGAACCTGATGAATTAAGAAATATTACTCAAGAAGAATATGATCAAATCCCAAATTGTGTAACAATATAAGAAATGGTAAACTGTAAATTTAATTATATAGAAAAAGAAGAAATTTCTGAAACTGAAAAAGAAAGGTTATCAGAAATTCATGTACAGGTCTTTCAAGATGCTGTAGATAGTAAAGCTTTTAGAAAATTCAATAACAAATTATACACCCTGAAAAATAATATTCAGGCAGCTTATAATTTTGTATCAAGTACTAATAAGAAATTAGGTGCTAAAGTAGCTAGTATTCAAACTGAAGCTCCAGGAAGGCATAAGTTAAGTGTTGATGTATTACCAGTATCTAAAGAACTACAAGGAGTATTATTTGCTAATGTAGAAGATTCAGATGAAGTTAATTATTCTTTAAGAATAATAGACTTACTTAGCTCCAATAAAGTTAGAGAGCCTGGTAAGAACTTTCAAGGATTTTTAAATGATCTTAAAGGTGCAAGTTCTCAACAAATTCAATTATTAAAAGATACTTACTCTGAAGGTATGAGTAAAGGAGAATTAATAGCTTCTTTATTAGCTAATTATGGATATAGTGTTGAAATTAATACTGCTTTAAATAAAGAAAGTACTAAATCTTCTTTTAGAGATATAGATACTGGAGAAGAATATGGAGAAGAAGAATATTTATATAGTGAGCCTACTTCCTATTACTCTAATCTAACAGTTCCAGGAGGTACTAATTACACTGAAAATGAAATAAGAATTCCTGATATTATTCCAAGTATTAAAGGACATGCTCAATTTAGTACTGAAAATGGTATTGGATGGTTTAGAAGTGATGATAAAGAAAACAAAATAGTTGGTTGGAAAGAAGAAGATGATTTTTTAAACAGTGAAACTGCTCAATATAATCCTATAACAAAAAATGATAAAATAATATTTGGACATCCTACTATTGGTAAAAGTTATTTAAAACAAAAAGGAAATAATGATTTTATTAGTTTAGATGATGATTATGCAAATGAAGTAATTGCTTTTATAGATACTAATAGAAGTTCTGAAACAAGACAAGAATATAAAGGTAGAAAACCTAAAGAGTATAATGAATTTATGCTTAATCTATTTGATAGATTAAAATTACAAGCTAAAAAAGAAGGTAAAAGGTTATTTGTTTCAAACACTAATATTCTTAAAGAAAGAATGTCTGACTTTGATAAAGTAATTACTATACCTAAAGATGAGTTTAAGAAAAGATTTGATGCAAGAGGAGCTACTTATGGTTTTGAAGATTGGAAATCTGATATAGATGATACTGTAGCTAAAGTTGATAAATCTAAAGTTATTAGTACAAGAGGATATTTATCTGACTTACTAGAAGGAAATCCTAAAACCCGTAGAATACTAGAAGTACAATCTGAAATTTTCCAAAAAGGAAGAAATTTAGGTAATGTAGAAGCTATTATTGAACAATTAAAGAAAAGTGGAGAACTTAAAGTAGAATGTTAATAACTTTTTTCAATAAAATTTGGAAATTACAAATTAATGTTGTATCTTTGTAGTTCAAATATACTAAAAATGAAATCAGGAATTTATAAAGTTATTTCCCCTACTAATAAAATCTATATTGGACAATCTAAAGATGTTGAATATAGACTTAACAGATATAAAGAATTAAATTGTAAGGCTCAAATTCTATTATATAGGTCTTTTTTAAAACATGGAGTAGAAAATCATTCTTTTGAAATTGTTGAAAAGGGAAATTTTACAAGAGAGGAACTTAATGTTTTAGAAAAGAAATATGTTAAGGAATTTGACAGTTTTAGAGGTAATAATATTAATGGATTAAATTTAACTACAGGAGGAGACTGTGTAGAATTTGATTCTTCTACTATTGATAAAATGTCTAAGACAAGAATTAAGCTTTATAATGAAGGACAAACTAATTCTAAAATACCAATAGAAGATATTTATGATATTAAGAAGATGATTGCCTTTAATATCTCTTTGAAAGAAATTGCTGAAAAGTATAAAGTAGGTATTACTACAATATCTGAAATTAAAGCTCATAGAAGTTGGAAAAATATTCCAGATTATATTGTAAAAGAGGAAGAAAAACATTTAACCAGAAGAACCAATAAGATTTCTCCTAAACAAAAATTGACAGAGGCTCAAAGAAATGAAATAATTGAGCTTATAAAACAAGGTAAAATGTATAAGGAAATAGCTCCTTTATATGGGATTTCTAAATCTGGAGTGCAACAAATAAATAGAAGTTTTAAAAAACATAATAGATAATGGCGTGTAAGTATATATATAAAGGAGTAACCTATGATTCTAAAGAAGAATTTGTAGAGCAAATTGCTAAACCATTAGCTAATAAGCAATCTCTTGTATCAAAACCTAATAAGTTTTACAGAGTAGTTAATGTTGATTTAGGAAATGAAACTGGATTTTTACCCACTTCTTTTACTGAACAAGTAGAAGATTATGAAGGTAAACATAGATTAGTTACCTCTAAATATGGTGGATTTAAGAAATCTCAAATACCTGAAACCTCAGCGAGTAAATCTATTGGAGCAGCCTTAATGGGTAACTGGAGTGCTTCTAATCATCCTCAAACAGGAACTTTTTATGTATATGAAATTAGTGATAAACCTGATATTGACTTATCAGACCAAAAGATTTTTGATTTTGGACAATTACAAGAAGTAAGATATAGAAAATCTGTTAATGGTAAACTTATTGGAACTATTAATCTAACTCCTGAAATAGTAAATTTATTTAATGAAAACTATAATCTTTTAACTGAAGATGGCGGAATAGATAAACATTATACTCTAAGAGATGAATTTGAGAAGAAATATGGAGTAAGACCATATGAAGAAGGTATTTCAGAAGGAACTAATGAAAAGTTTAATAAATTTCAAGAAGATTGGTATAAGAAATTTAATAATACACTTGAAAATAAATTACAAGATATTCATAATAAATATGATGAATCTTTTAAGCAAAGCTCATTTTTACAGTTACTTAATAAGGATTCAAACTGGGTTACATTCTTTGTTAAATCTATTATACAATCAACTGCAAAACAAACAGTTACAGAAGTACAAGAATCTGATGTAGAAGCTAAAATAAGAGAGTTAGAAAAAGAAGGTTTACTTGAAATAGATTGCAAAGGTAAATTAAAAGCTGAAAAAGGATTAGCTACAGCCTTTACTAAAGGAGGTAAATGGAAAGTAATTAAAGATTTAAAAGGCTATCCTACACACAAAGAAGGCGGAATAGATTTAACTATTGGTAAAGATGGGGTTAGTATTAAAAATGGTAATACTCAATTTACAGCAAAGTATGGTTTAGTAATTCCTAAAAATTAATATTATGTATAAAAATATAAACGTAGAAGCGGAACATAATGAATTAATACTTGAAAATTCTAATGGAGATAAAGTAATAATTCCTGCAAATAAAAGAAATTGGGTTAAACAAAAACTATCAGAAGGTTGTCATGGTTGTATAGATAGTTTAGTAGAAACATTACCTGTTACAAGTCAATATGCGGGTGATGGTAGTGTTTATCCTCCTAATAAAAAAGTAAAAGTTAATCAGGATAACCAAATTAAAGAATATGATATAAGTTCTCCTGAATATAGAGATTTGTATAATAGTGGGAAGTTAACGAGCTATGATAAAAATTCTGATACTTATATTGCTACACCTTTAAAAGAAGTAGTTATAACAGCAGAAGCTCCACAATGGTTAAAAGATAAAAGACAATTTGAAAAAGAATATAGTAAGGATAGATTTATAGATGAAGCTATGCCTAAATTTAGTAGAAGCATGGGTATTTCATCTACAAATATGAATCCTAATAATGTTGCAGAATATGATAAAAGAATTAATGATAAAGTAGTAGAAAATATATTTAAAAGAAAACCTACCTTTGATACAGATTATTCTAATGATAGATTAAAAACATTACAAGGATTTACTCAAAAAGAATTAGAGCTTATTAAAAACAGTAGTTATTCAAGTAAAATAGAACCTTCTATTTGGAGTAAATTTGAACAAGGATTGTTAAGTGTAGGAAATGCAGGAAGTCCAGTTGCTTTTAAAAATCCATCATTATCACAAGAGGAAGCTAAGAAAGAAGATAATCCTTTAAACATACTACAACCATTAAGTATACCTTCTAAAATGGTGCAATCTGCTTATAAAGATAATTATTCGTTTAAAGATGCTTTAAAAGGTAAACAAAATAATGCTAATATAGGTGAAGATATTATTACAGACCCTTTAAATTTAGTAGGTGCGGGATTAGTTGGAAAACTGTCTAAAGCCGATAAAGTAATAGATGCTACTAAAGCAGTTAAAAATTTACCTAAATTAAAACAAATACCTTTAGATTTTAAAATCGAAGATGTTTTAAAAAACATATCCTCTACTGAAAGAAAAAATATGGAGATTGTTAAAAAAGGTAATGCTTATTTTAAAGAGTTAGATAATCCTGAATCATTAAAAAGATTAAAAGAGTTTGGGGATGAATATAATATTGATTTGTTAGATGCTTATAAAAAATCTGAAAAAAGATGGGATTATGGAAATAACATAGGTAAAAATGATAGATTTCAAGTAGCAGGGGAAGAAATATTTAAAGATGATATAGTTGATGCTATGGGAGTTTCTACTTTTAAAAAAGAAGATTTAATGCTTAATTTTTTATCTAAAGATAAAACATTTAAAAAAGATTTATCAGAAAGTAGTATAAACTATATTAATAAAAAAGCTAGTATAGAAGATTATGATGCCATAGTTTGGCATGAGCTTTCACACGATATTAATAAAAATATTATAGATAGTTCGCAAAAATTACAAGATGATATTTCTAATATATTTGTAAAAAATTTAGAAGAAGTAGATAAAACAAAAGCTTTAAAAGCTAAAGAAATTTCAAATAGTTTATATAAATCAGATTTTAAACGTAGCGATAAAGGGCTTTTTAGAACTAATAAAACTATAGAAGAGACTATTAAAGATGAATTGTCTTATGTTACAAGACCTACTGAAACTTGGGCATTTCTATCTACTAATTTAAGACAAGATTTAAAAAACACAGGTGTTATAAAAAATTATAATGAAATATTGACACCTGAAAAACTTGAAAAAGCTATTAAAAATGGTAATACAGTATTTAGTAGATTTGAGCCTTATATAAAAGATAAAGACGCTTTTATTAAACTATTTAATAAAATGACTTTAAGTATAGCTCCTGCTGTATTATATCTCCAATCACAACAAAATAAATCTGAACAATAATGGCAAACTGTATATATAAATATAAAGGTAAAGATTATACTAAAGATGAATTTTATTCTTTAGTTAGAACAACTATGGTTCAACCAAAAACTGTTCAAAAATACACCAAAATTCTATTTCCTACTGGAAATACTTCACTTAAAGTAGAAAAATTAGAAGATGCTTTAAATGCAGAAGAGATAATTAGTGAGAAATTAAGAGTAGCGGATAAAATAAAAAGTATTCAATATTCTCAAACAGCAGATGATACTTGGAAATTACAATGGACTATTGATGGAGATAAAACTAATTATCCTACAGTATTACATGGTTTAACATTTGAAGATGCACTTGAAAGCTATACTCAAGAGATTAGTGCTGAATTAAATCACTATCAAGGAATTCAAAGTAAATCTAAAAATATTCATAAATTTTATAATAAAACTATAGCAGATATTCTTAAAAAGCAAGGATTTAATCCTACTTTAATTACTGATGAATATGGAAATACTTGGAATGAAGTTACCTTAGATCCAGTAAGAGATAATAAAACTATATTATTTAATAAAGAAGAAACTAAAAATAATGCAATACCAGATACAGAGTTAAGGAATAAATATTTCTCTCAAGGAAGTACTAATGATGCTGTTGATGTGTTAAAAAAAATAGCCCAGTCAGACCATGTATTAAACAAATTAGCTAATCATCTTATTAAATATAGTGAAGAGAATAATGTTCAAATAGAATTAGTTCCTGTACAGTCTTTTGAAAGATCAGAAAGTTTAAAGCTTAATTCAGATAAAGGTATAGCTTATTATAACCCTAAAGAAAATAAAATTTACATAGCTGAATTTGGATTATCTTTATCTGGACAATCTGAATATTCTCTAGTACATGAAATTTTACACTCAATATCTTATAATCAATTAAAAGGTAATGAAACTGCTCAAGATTTTTATAAATTATTTGAGTATGCTAAAAGTAAATTAGAGAAATCTCATGCAATAGCTGATGAGTATGAATTTTTAGTAGCTTTGTTTACTAATGCTAAATTCATTAAAGATTTACAAAATATACCTCCTTTATTTGGAGTTAAAGAATACAAGAATTTATTTGAAGAAATATTTGATTACTTACTTAAAGTATTAGGAATTACTAAAGCTAGTAATTTATATGAACAAGCTTTTAGTGTTGCTACTAATATCTTGGAAAATGAAAGATTACAAAATGAAAGTTTAAATCAAGTTCCTGAATCTCAAGAATATCAAGAAGAAGAAGAAGAAGACTTTGAATTATCTGAAAATGAAGAACCTTTTTTATTAGCTAATGAGGAGGAAGGAGATACTGGATGGCAAGAACATATGAGGTTAGTAGAAGAAACTGAAGAAATACATAATTCAGATGAAATACTTGATAGTACTCCAGAACTTGATGCTTTAATTAATACTCAAGTAGATAGACTAAGAAATATTCAAAAAGAATTAGCTCAAAATAAAAAAGGAGATCCTATTAAGAGGCAAACTCTTAGTAAGAGAATGCTTATAGTAGAAAATAGTATTAAAAGATTGCTTGAAAATAAAGGATATTACTCATTACTTTATACTCAAAATAGAACTATTTTAAATGGTATTGAAGTACTAGATAATGAAAGTCAAGAAGACTTTAAGTACATCCAAAATATTATTGAAGACTCTAAAACTTTAATTACTGAAATATACAAAGTACATTCTGAATTAAATACAGAACAAAAAGCTTTATTAAGTGATTTACAAGTTAATTTAGGAGCTTTACAGAATAAATACAATACAGTAAATATTAAAGTTAGTAATAAAGAAGCTGAAGGTGTAGGTATTACTTATCAACCTACAAGTACAGCTAAAAGAGATATAGGATCACTTGGTAAATGGTTTTTAAGTGCAGCAGAAGCTAAAGATATACCTGAATTACAAATAATTTCAAAGTGGCTTAATTATGCTAAAAATAAAATTAATGAGCAAATAAGTACTCTCAAGGATACTATATTTAGAGTTAAGCAGAATAATCCAGATTGGAGAGAAAAAGTAAAGACCTTTTTTGATAGTAAAGGTAAATTTATAATACAGAGTACTTCAATTTATTATGAAGAAGAAAAAAGAATTAATCAAGAAAAAGACAGAGTAATAAGAGATCCAAATAGTACTAGTACTCAAATGGCTTTAGCATTTCAAAGTGTAAGAGATTGGTATATTAAACATGCAGTGTACTCAAGATCTGATGTAGGAGATGCTAAGTATGAAAAAGACTTACAAGACTTTTTAAGTATTAATGAGGATTTAAGAATAAAAAATCCAGCACAATTTGAAGCTGAATTATACTTATTTGAGCAAGAAAATTCTCCTCAAGCTTATTTAGATTATATAGCTGAAGTTAAACTTGATCCAAATCATTATGTACCTGGAGTAAGAAAAAGAATAGGATACAGAAATTTACTTGTAGTGCCTAATAGTACTTTTGATAATCCAGAGTATGAAAAAATTAAAGATGATGAATTGTACTTGTTAATTAGAAATACTATAATTCAAGCACAAAGTTTAGTACCTAGGAAAATGACCTTTGATGTAGGTAATTTTGATAAAGTACTTAATGAATTTACATTAGATATGAGTGAGCAAGATCCTTTTACTATTAAAGGATTATTAGGTGGATTAGGTAAGAACTTTACAGAATGGTTTACTCAAGCTAAAGAGGGAAGTAATTTAACATTTAATGCAGTAGATAGTCAAGGTAATGATATATCATTTGTACTAGCTCCTGATGTTAAAAAGTTTATGGAAAGTAAGCCTGAAGATATATTTGAAGTATTAACTAAGTTTTATGAAATGGCTGTAGTATATGATCAAAATAGTAAGATTTTACCTACTTTACAACTATATAGTGATAAATTAGCTGAAAGACCTAAGATTAAAACTAATAAGTTTGGGACTCCCTTACATAAACCTAAATTACTTAACGGTAAAATTCAAAGAGATAGTAATGGTAAAATAATAAAAGAAGAAAAACCAGAAGAGATTAAATCTGGATTACAAAATGCAAGAGATTTAGCTTTATTTACTATTAAATCTCAAATATTTGGTGAAACTAAGGCTGATGAAGATACCACATTTGCTTTTTGGATGGATAAATTAATCAATTATACCAGGTTATTGGGTATAGGATTAAAGCCATTTTCAGCTATTAATAACTTTATTATAGGTAAATTAAATAACTATGCATGGGCAGCTAAAGGTACAGACTTTGATGATAAATCTTTATTAAGAGCACAAAATGTTATTTATGGTAATATCTTAAAAGCTTTTAACATAGATAAAAGTATAGGTAAAGATGCTAAAAAATTAGCCCTTCTCTTAGATAAATATAATATTTTAGGAAGTGGTATTAATAAGTTTGAAGGAGATTTACAGAACAAATTTACAGATATTATGTACTTCTTAATGACTTCTGGTGAGTACATGATTCATTCTGAAGGATTTATAGCTAAAATGATGCATACTCCATTAACTAGATTAGATGGAAAAGAAGGAACTTTATGGGATTATATTCAAATAAATGATAAAGATGAAGTTACTTACAATACTAAAGAGTATGGAGAACAGAATTTTGAAGAAATTTCACCTAACAGTAAATTAAATAATTGGTTGTATCAGTATAATGAATACAGAAAGAGTACTCAAGGTGATTACAGCAATCCTTTGTATGTAAATCAGTATGCTTGGGGAAGAGCTTTAATGATCTTTAGAAGATGGTTGCCACAAGCTGCTTATCAGAGGTTTGGAAGAGAAAGTGAAGATAAGAATTTTAAAGGTAGATTTTTAAGTGTAAAGGATATTAATGTATTTTATAAAAAAGGAAGTACTAATTCTGTTGTGCCAGTAATTAAAACTATAGCTAGATTGGTAGGAGAAGCCACTTATATTAATGCAGCTAAAAGAAAATTTAAAGGTCAAGACTTTGAAGCAGAATATAAAGCTTTAGGATTACAAGATGTTGATATTAAGAATATGATGGTTAATATTAGAGAATTAAGACTTGCAGCATGGACTTTAGGTATAGCTATGGCTTTAGGAGCTGCTGCTGGTGATGGAGATGATGATAAAGGTCTAAATGTAGCTATTAATACAACTAATAGGATATTCCAGGATTTAACCTTCTTTGCTTCTCCTACAAGTGCTTTTAATATTCTTAAAAATCCTATTCCTGTAATTACTTCTTACACAAGATTGAAAGATGTATTTGATTATGGAATAAATTATTTAGGTGGAGGAGAAGATACTTATCAAAAAGGAGTGTATGAAGGATATTCTAAAACAGTAGTTGCAGCAGCCAAAGCTACTCCTGGATTAGCTGCTTTACCCGCCTCTATAAGTGTAGCTTATCAGGAATTTTCAAGTACCTCATACAAACATATCAAGTAATTTGGAAAATTCAATTTTTCTACTTATCTTTGTACTAAAATAATATAACCATATGGAAGAAACAGTAAATCAAGAAGTTAAAGAAATGCCTGAAGCTGAAGTTAAAGCTCCAGTAGTACAAAGACCTTTTAAACTAAAAGAAGATTGTAGAATTACACTAGAAAATCAAGAACTTAGTTTTCTAATTAACATAGGACAGGCTTTCATGCCATTCCTTCAATTCTCAAAAGGAATTAGTGAAGTAGCAGCTTTTGGAGAGTACTTGAAAAGTAAGCTTTTGGAAACAAAACAAGTTGAGTTTCTAGATACACCACCTGAAGGTGCAATTATTACAGATGTAAGAGAACCAGATACTTCAGAGGCAGAAGTACAAGCAGAACAAGAACTTAGTAAAATGAGGGTAGTTCATAATGCTAATAAAATACAAGAGGAATTGGCTAACCAATAATTCCTAAAGATTAATCAAGAAAAGAGCTGATCCCACACATATTCAGATTTTCTTTCCCAAGACTAGCTAGACCTGAAATCTAGCTTTTCTTGGGTTTCTTTTTTTTAATTAATCATGATCATATTCATCAATCTTAATCTTTCCATCTTTATATAATTCTATTTCTACATGATCTCCAAACATAGTTCTCATACTATCATCATCTATTTTAAATAGAATTTTATTAATATCTTCAGCTATATCTCTATAACCATCTTTTTCATATACTTGTACTAACTCTTCATCTTCAGTACATTTTATGTAATAACATTCATTTACTGAAAATATACACTCATCTCCATCCGCAAAATAAGGAGTATATTGATTCCACTGAAAAGCCTCTAAATTAGGATATTTTTCAAAAATATGAGTAAATAAATTAGGAAATTCAACTTTTAATTGATTAACTAATTGTATTTTCTTATCTTGAAATTCCTGCACTAAATTATTTATATTATTTAAAATTGTACTCATTAGTCTATTATTTTAGGTTCTAAATCATTAATTATTTCATCTTTCTTTTTCATTCTATCTGGAACACCTATCCCATTATTCATCCAGGATCTGAATGTCATATTCTCTAAATAATCCTGAATACTAGGTATAAATTTCATTCTAAAATCCTCAAGTATATGATATTCAGCTACATCTTTAGTATTATATCTTTTACCTTCTGAATTTACTCTTGTATGTCCAAATACTTTAGGTATAATATTTACACAAAACCATATATTATGTGTAATAGCTCTATGTCTATTATCTGGGAAAGTTCCTTTAGTACTATCCATTAATTCATGAATATCTATGTAATCTTCAGGAATTCCACCATACCTCTTAACTGATAATTCTGAATGTATGTAAGGGATCATTTTATAGTTATTTCTGCATTTAATTCTTCAGACATAAATTGAGAATAATCTTCTATATTAACTGATTTCTGAACTAAATTAATAATTATAGTTCCTCTTGATCCATCATTATTAAAATTAGAATCAGCTCTTTCAATCATTTCTTCCATTATATCTTCTACTTCTGAATCTGAAAATTCTTCTGTATGAGGAATACAACTAACATCAAATCCTTCAAAAGAATCTCCTGATCCATAATAGTTAATATATATTTCAGTTATACTTGGATATTTATTCTTTAAATAATCTATTTTATCTAATATTTCTTTATCTTCCATAATTTTAAATTTATAATTATATAATTTCTCCTCTTTCTATTTCTAATTTTCTATCATATATTTTCATCATTTTATCTACCTTGTCTCTCATTTCCAATCTTGAGAATTGGGAATCTTCTATATCAAATACTCCATAAAATATAAAAGATGTATCTTCTTTTCCTTTATAAAATTGAGTCCATCCTTGAACTACTTTATAATAATACTGTTGATTTCTAATTGTTATTGGCTTCATATTATTCTCTATTTAAACTTCCTATTTGTTTAGTATTAAATTCTGTATCTGCTGGTTCTCCATCATTAATTATACGATCACAACAATTACATACCTCAAACTCTAATTCAATAGTTTTATACTTACTGTAAGAACAAATACAATCAGCATATATCATTCCTACACTAAAACATTGATCACAAACTTTATATTTTTCTAGTCTTGTTTTCATATTACATAGGTGTTAACTCAATGTGCTCACTAGGAATTTCTAAATAGTATTCTTGAATATCATAAAGCTTCATACCTTGTATTAGTATATCATATTTAACCTCACTTTCACTTATTTTATAACTTAGAACTGTACACCATCTTATTTTATCCTTACCTATATTAACAGTAACAATATCATTTATATTAAATTTATTAACTTGGTTCATACTTTATCTTTTTTCTTCATTATTTAATTCTGTATTAATACATAAATCATAAAGGATTTGACCTAATCTTGAATTAGTACTACCATCCCAATTTATAATCCAATTAATTAAAACAGTTTCTTCATCTTCTCTACCTTTATCATAGGCTATACTTTCTTCAGGAGTATTAAATCCTGTAATTTTCTTATGTTCTTCTGGAGTCATACTTAAAGTTTATTGTAAATTTGATGTATATCAAAAGTTTCATCAGGATAAGCATCATCTAAAATAGAGTCTATTTCAAAACTATCATCAAGATAATTATCATCAGGTTCTTTTAAAAAATCTTTTAAAGCACTTGTAACAGCCTCTTCTAAATTATCAGCTTGGACTGTAAATACTTTATAAGATTCCCAAAGTATTGGTATTTTATATTCTTTCATTTTTTAAGTTCTTTTTCTAATTCTTCTATAATTTCTAATACCCACCAACTTTCTTGTTCTTTATAAGAATCTCCACTATATCTATCATAATGATTTTTAGTCAAAGGATGATATATTTTTCTTATTTTATTTAAAGCAGTTAATTTTTTTTGTAACCTAACTTCTTCAGGCTTCATATTTAAAATTTAAAAATAATCCCTGCAAGATTCACTGGAGTAATTGCTTACTTGCATCTCTACCTCAAAGGTAGGCTCTTGGAGTTTGAGCTAAAGGATTATTCAGGTTTAATTAATCTTGATGAATTAACTCATTTGATTGAGTCTTTTCACTTTTAACCCTAGGAGTTTTACCTAGACTTACTGTTTGTACTAAGTTATTAAGTTCTTTGAAGTACTCATATTGAGCTTGTACTTGCCCAGGAGTAAGTAGCTCTGTATTATAAGGAGTACTTACTTGAATATTCAAAGGATTTGTTGTAATCTTTGCTTCAATATCCAATAAATTGTCTTTGTAACTTGAACTATAATTAGCTGTTGTTACTTTTTGCACTTGAATTGCCATAATTTTAATTTTATTTTATTTTTTAACTTTTAATTTAATTTATTTAATTTCACATCCATCAGCTCCACAAGCTAATTCTCCTTGGAAATTTGTATTGTTCTCTAATTCTACAACTTTACTTAAGTCAATATCATGAATATGTTGAACTAATTCATTGTATTTTTCTTCAGTAATATCTTCAAAAGGAGCTTGTTTATAAGTATGGTTACTGTAAGGTAGTACTGAAATTCCAGAGTAAAATTCTCTATTATTCCACATCCAATCTCCTACAATTTCCCATTCATTATCTTTAATACTAACTGTAGCACTAACATTATTCAAATTAGCTCCTGTTCTATGCCCAGCTTTAATCCAGTCAATATTATATAATTTAACTCTTTCAAGAAAATCAATAACATTTTCATCTCTTAACAATGCATTACCAGGAGATTTAATAGGTAAAGAAATTATACTTTGTTCTTTACTTTTAAATATATCATCTTCCAATATCTCTGGATGATAGATACTTAAGTATGTAAATAAACTCTCATTTTTACCTATTCTTAACCTTCTAATATAATAATCATTGTACCAAGCATGAATACCTGAACTTGTACCTAAAACACAAGAAGTAGTTCCAGAAGGTTTAATTACTGTACTTCTTGCAGCTTTATTAATACCAATTAAAGAACTTATTTCTTGATTAGTATCTTTTACTACTTTAGCTCCCCTTTTAATCCAAGAGTTATCAATAGTATTACTAGCTATTCCAGTGATTCCTACACCTATTAGAGCATCTTTATCAGTATGTTCCTTCCAGATACTCCTTAAATACACAAAGTCTGTATAAGAGGCTTGTAATGTACTTATAAAGGAGGCACTTTTACATCTAGCATAAAAATCTTCTTCATTTTCAATATTTGAACCATTAATTTCTGTTAAGTTACAAAAAGAATATGGTCTTAAACTTACTTCATGGCAAGGATTAAATCCATATTCAGGATTATTACTCCAGGAAATACCAGGTTCACCTGATCCAGAAGCTTTAATCCTTTCCCAAAATAAATCAAATTCTTCCCTAGTAACTCTATTTCTTGAAATTACAGCACTATTATTAGCTCTTGCATAATGAGGATTAGTTTCCCACCAATTACCTGATTTACAACCTATCATATCTTCATCATCAAATGAAAATAATGATATAGTAGCACTTCTTCTAATTCCTCCACTTAGTACTGCATCAGCTATTAAACAAACTATACTATGACATTCAATACTTTTAAGCTTTTCACCATTCTGTTTACTATTAAGTATCTGTTCTATTTCAAATAAACACCTTTTAAGTGGTTCTGCTCCAGGAGCTTTACCTCCAGCAGTAATAAGTAATGCTCCTTTAGGTCTAATATCTCCAAAATCAAAAATAGGTTTAGGAGTTCCTTTCAAATAAGACTTTAACAGAACTTTAATACTATCTGCCCATCCTATAATACTATCCTCAATAACATACCTTCTTGATTTTAAGCTTTTATTAATTTCAGGAAGTTTAGCTATATGTGAAAATTGTACACTGTATCCTACACCACATCCAGAAAGAAGTAAGTACATTGTTTCTGAAAAAGACTTGTAATCATCTATAGGTAAATAACAACAGTTAAATATCCTAGCATGATTTAATTCTATAGGTTTTCCAGCAAATTGTAAGCTTCTCATACTAGGAAGAACTTTCTTCTCAAATACTAGCTTATAATTTTCCCTAATCTTATCTTCAAGTTCTGGAAATTTCTTAATATGCATCTGCATATTTCTTTCAATAAGTTCTTCCCATGTCTCTCTTCTTTGAAGTTCAGGTAAGTATTTACAGTACTTATTAAAGGTTGTTATTTCACTTAAAAGTTTTAATCCTATTTCCATCATTATATTTTTTATTTCTACAAAAGTACATAAAATATTTCATAAATCCTATCTATTATCACCTGAACCTTGAATAACTCCTCTTTCTTTCCTGTCAGTTAATTTCTTAATATTCATTTTAGCTATTTCTTCTAAAGAAAATCCTAAATCTTCTGATAAAGCTGCTAAATACCACAATACATCTCCACATTCATCAGCTATTTTCATCTTATTTTCAATATCAAAAACTCCATTGAAATCTCTTAATACTTTTTTAATTTTACCTTGTACTTCACCAGCCTCATTACCTAATCCTAATGCAGGATAGATAATATTATCTCCATAACCATATACTTTATTCTTTAAAGCTTCTTTCTGATATTCATTTATCTCCATAATTTTATTCTTCTAATTGTTTATTAACCCACCAATATTTAAAAAGATAATGATAAGTTTTCTTCATATCACTATCATAATCTAAAGGAGGATGCAAATGAGTGTAATTCTCATATTGATTAATTGGATATAATTTATCCACATCCTTCTTAGCATTAATACTTAGAGGACTATTTGTTAGATAATCCTCTAAGTTAGCATAACCTTCTTCTTGATATAACATTTATATTCTACATTTAATAATCTGTTGATTTTACTACTTTACATATATTAGCTGAATAAAGATCTATTTCAGTTTCAAGTAGTTCATTATATCTTCTTTCAGCATTAGCTAAATTTTCTTCTGAAGTACTGTCTATGAATACATCATAATGATCTTCTTCTTCAGTACACCAGCAAACTAAGTACATATCTTTATTCATATTAATTGATTTTTAATTCTGTAGTCTAATTCCTGTATAAAAATATCATGAATAACACACCATTCTTTTGTAGGAGCAACTATAGTATCTTTTTCTTGTTTAGTTAATCTTTCAGTAAAATAAGATAAAATACCACATATATGAGAACTTGTTAAATCTTTAAGTAATGCTGTTTTAGAATCAATTCTATTGTTATTCTCATCATAATTTTGAATCCATGTAAATACTTCTCTAATATCTGAAATTAAATTCTTAACTTCAGCTTCTTCAACTTTACCATCAGTACTACATCTAATATAATCTCCACCACCATCTATCATATAGTGTTTACCATCTAAATCTAATGCTTTATAATCATGCCTATGGAAACTAAATAACTTAGCTTTTCCATTACAATCTAAATAATGTATTTTCATACAAACATTTTTTCAAGTGCAAGAGTACTTTGTAGCCTCTTAGTAGGACTTTCATGTTTAATTTTATCATTCATACAAGATAGTAATTTCCAAGCACTATCAGGCATATCATGATACATACTATTAGCATCTCTTAATTTACCTTCACCATGTTCCATGTATCCAAATAATCCTAAAGGAAGTCTACTCAAGACATCTCCTTTGTAATCATTAAAAGCTTTTTCATTTACAAACATTTGAGCTTCTAATCTTTGTTTCATTAACTTAATATAATTAAGTTTATCTGTCATACTCTTTTCAGCTTCAAGTAAAGTATCTCTTAAAGTATTAGCACTTTTATTTAAATCTTGTACTTGAATAAAGCCTGCCCCAAAAATATTAAGATTTAAACATGCGCTGGCATTAGCTCCAGAATATATACTAATCTTATTACTTCCACATTGTACTAAAACACCAATAGTTCCAAAGAATCCTTCAATAATCTCATCTTCCATCATTTTTGATTCAATGATATAGCTACTGTATGCTTTAGCTTCTTCTTCTTCTTTTTCAATAAGTGTTGGGCTACCAAGCTTAATCATACTAAGAGGTTGATTAAAGCTTTCTAAAATTCTAATTGGCTCTACCATGTATTGACTAGCTCCATTATAAATTCTTCCATACCTATCAGAATTAATTAATAACTCTCTATTTTTCTCAATTGTTACTTCTATTTCCATTTTAATCAAATTCAATTGTTATTTTTACTATTCTATTATCTTTATTAATTTCTGCAAATACTGGGTACTCTCCATCTCCATAACCTGAACTAAAAGCTACAGCTAATCCTGGATTTCCAAAATTGTAATGTATTTGTCCATATCCTTCTTTACTTAGAGTTTTACCACAAACTCCATTATAGCTAAATTCATTATTAGGTTTAGGTCTAGGTAATTCCTCCCATTCTTTAGTATCTAATAATTGATTCATAGTTTTATTATAGTTTGGAATTACTTCTTCATAATGTCTAAAGTGTTTTAAGTATTGTAGTTCATCTTTAGTATTTATATTTCTATACCTTCTGTAATCTACAAATTCTTCTTCTTTCCAACTATCATCTATATAACATGGATCACAAATTATAAGTTGTCCAGAATCAACTCCTACTACTCCTATTTGAACTTTTTTATTCATTTTCAATTAAATTTAAGCAATAGTTTCTTGTTCTTTGTATAATTCAATAATTCCTTTTTCCAGTTCATCTAAATTATCTGGAAAATGTTGCCAATTAATATAATAATCTTGACTTTCTTCTGATCCTAATACATCAATAACTTCTAATGTATAAGGAAAAGCTTTTCCTCTTACTTCTACTTCACCAATATAACTCTTGTTAATTTGGTACTCTTTTTTATCTAATTTTATATTCATAATTCTTTATTTACTTTTTTAAATTTTCCATTAACATCTTCTATAAAAAACTTACATCCCATCCAATCATTATAGTATCTAACCTCTTCTCCCCAATTTTCACCTATTCCTTTACAATAATCATCTACCAATTTTCCATCTGATAGGTACTTTAAATCTCTATAATGAGGTTTTGATAAAGAATATGCTTCATCATAGTATACTTCTTTAAAGTATTCAAAAGTAGGTAAAGAAGATGTTTCAAGTATTCTTAATCCTCCATATTTAGTACAATAACATAATAATTGAATGTACATATTCATGTACTCAAGTAAAAGATCAAGCTCTTTTTTGTAATCCATTTACATATTCTTTGTATTCTTCATTATTCATCCATTTACTTCGTACAGGAAAATACATCCTTTGACCATTAGTATGAAATCCATAACTAAAGTTTTGATCTCCTTTAATATAACCTTTTAATTCATTCTTTTCCATACCAGTCATGTGATTATTAAGCACACCAGTATAGACTCTTCTTAATTTATCTTCCATTCTTTAAATTCTTTTTCTGTACAAAATCCTTGCATTACAAATTTAGGTTGAATTTTATTAAATTTACTTTCTAAAGGAGTATTTATCCTTAAGTCATTAATAAAATAACATTTTCCTCTATAATGAAATGTAATATTACTATTCACCTTATTATAATGAAAGAAAAATCTATATTTTTTATTCATATTATTCTATTTTTATCCAATAAGCTTCTTCATCACTCATACTTCCTGGTAACTCATCTGCTGATATACAATTATAAAATTCTTCACTTGATAAATCATCATGTACATGATCATTTTGCATTAAATCATCAAACCCACTTTCTTTAAACCAATTAAAAAATACTTCAGCTTGATGATTGTTAGCAAAATCTATAATAATTCTATTACCTTCTTTTTTCTTTTTACTCATATATTTCCTTGTTCTTTATAAGGTATTCCAGCTTTATCAATATGATAATTATCTGATACATCTCCTAGATCTTGATTATAAAAGTCATACACATTAATATCTTCAATAAACTCATCAAATATTGGTAATACTTCTTTTTCATTTATACTATCGTAATTCATAATACTAATTTTAAGGTTATTTGGATTGCTAATTATAGCTGCTTCTCCTTCATTAATCATTACTACTACATCTACTTTATTCATTTTATATAATTTAAATATTTACTTGGAGCTTTATTAACTACAAACTCATAAACTACTGAATCTTCTAAAGTATTTAATTCAGCTAATTGTTCATAAGTCAAATCTAGTATTCTATTCTTAATAGCTTGTTTTAGTTCTCTTTGAGATACCATAAAATTATTACTTGAATTTAAATTTAAAATTCTATCCATCCTTTTAATTAACTTATTTTCTAAAATATAAGGCTTAATACTAGTACTTACTTTATTAAATGTAATAATTTTTCCTGGTTTAAGAAAATTAAAATCCATAAGTATTTATTTAAAAAGTGAACTACAAATTATTCATACACTGTAATAGTCTTTTGACTTGGTTTTACCTCACAACAATCTCTATTCCAACTATTAAAATTTACTCCATCATAACTTTGATACCAGCCTGATACTTTAATATAAATATCATGATCAGGAAAATACTTAATACTATACCAAGTATCCCCTTGACCTTCTCCTCCATATTGTTCAACTTCTTCCCAATTTAATTCATGTTTTTGCTTCCACAATTTTTTAAGAATACTATATTCATTGGGAAGCTTTTCATATTCTACAGCACTTTCAGTAGAATCCCATTTATGATCAATAGTATGAAGTTCTACAAATTCTTTTCTTACTTTTTTAGCTTCTAAAGCTTCTGGGTAATTTTTAAAATCATAAGGCTGTTCTTCTAGTGCAAATTCATTCACACTATTAAATATTACCTTTAATTTTTCAAGAATTTCTTGATAATTTAATTTAGTCATAAATATTTACCTCTTTTTTAACTTTTTTAACAAATTTAGTACCTGTAATTCTTTCTGAATCTCCATAAGAATCAGTATTATAAGTTACTTTTATAAATAACTCTGGGAGAGATTTAATACTATAAATCTCATGATATTCATTATACTCTCCTTGTATCCCTTCAAAATTAGTAGGAATTCCTTGATACCCTAGTATTTTCTCTACAAATACCAACTCTTTATTACTTCTATTAATACTACCTAAGATTTTATTAAGTAGTTCAATTTCTATACTTTTTATTTCCATTTTCTAATATTTTTTGATAATTAATTTTTGGTTTATATAAATCTTTAAAATTTTGAATTATAAATCTTGCTTCCCATAAAGGAGCATGAGATATTATAAACTTTCTTAACATTCTTCCATAAGCTACTCTATAATCCAATTTAGGCATTCTTTCCCATGCCATAATATATACTTCTTCTTGAACTAAATCACATTTTTCTTCAAAGGATAATGTATTAAATTTATCTTCTGAAACTTCAACTTCTCCTATTAATACTTTAGAATAAGTAGGAGGATCTTTAATTAAAGTATGTAAATGGTCATGATCATAAGGAGATTTAAGAGCATTATTAAAGAAGTCTAAAGAACTCATTTTTAAATCACTTCTCTTATTTTTACCATGATACTCATTCCAATACTTATACAGTTCATAAAATAAAGGAACATTTAAAGTACAGCCTTTTTTTAATAAAAATTGTACATCAAAGTTATGCTTTTCCCAGTTAATATCCCAGAATAAATGAGACATTTTTAAAGTTAATAATAAATCTGGATACAAGTACTTAGGAAAGATATTCTTTTGAATAAAATAGTTCCATAAAACATCATTTTCATGATATTCTTCTTTTCCCTGGATATTGTCCCACATATTCTTATCACTGACTAAATAATCAACATCTCTAGGCTCTCTGGGAAAGTCTGGAAAATAAAATTTTATTGCTGTACTCCCTATAATTACCATATTAAAGGTTTAGTTTTCTAATTTCTTCATTATGTATTAAAACCATCAGGTTAAATGCAAGTTGCCCAAGATGATCATCTGTACTTTTACCTATAGTACTTGAGCAACCTTTACTTTTACTCATTTGGTAACCTAGCCAATGCCTGTATAAAGAACCTTCAGCACTTTCATCAGGTAATCCTTTTTCCCAATTTCTTTCATCATGTTCAATAGCTCCTTTAGCTAAGACAAAACCTAACCTCTCCATAAAATAAGGAGAGATTAGATCTGGTCTTGGTTTATTCTTTTTTGATTCTCTTTCAGCACCAGTATTGAATATTTCTTTTTCCACAATTATTTATCTTCTAGTTTAACTTTAATTTTAATATTACTCTCAAAAGTACTGCAAAAATACTCATAATTATTTGAATTTTCAAATATTTTTACTGCTTTGTTAAAACTTCTTTGTCTTCCTTCAGCTTTAGAGTATCTATTTCTATCAATTTTATAAACTCTTGATAATCCAGTACTTACTATCTCTTTATCTTTATTTCTAATAAAACATTCAGTACTGATTGGAATTAAATCATGTACTATTTGTGATGTTTTACTAATTAATCTTGGTTTCTTCTTGAAATTATACTTCCAATGAACATACCATACATTATCTTTATTTTGAACTCTCATTTTATTTTAATTTTTAATGATTTTACAATTAATTGTGGCGTATTTAAATTGATCTTGTATTGTAGGGTACGTATGCCATTTACAGTTATCTGTATTCCAAACATAGTCAACATCAGAATAAACTCTAAAATGATAATAAGAAGTTCCAGTTAGGATATTAGATGTTTCATAATAATAATCAGCTTGTCTATACCCTATTAAACTCCCCGAAGAACTTAATACTTCAATTGTATAATAGTGTTTATTAAATATAGGTTTATTAATAGGCTCTTCCCAACAATTACTTCTAATTTTACTTATGGCATAACAACCTCCAAAGAACAACATAAAAAATAAAATAACTACTAACAATGCTTTTAAATTCTCGTTCATAATTTTAATTTTTAGGATGAAACAATAAATACTCCTTAAGATTATACTTAACAGTATAGAAATTTAATACATGATTAGCTAAAGCTAAATAATACTTCTCAAGACCAAACATAGTGTAAGCATCATTCATTTCTTCAAAGAAAGGATCTAAATTAACTTCAATACCTTTTCTTTCATGTATGTAGCATACTAGTAATTGTACAATATCAGAAACTTCTGTTACTTTCTTTTTAAGTATTTGTTTAATTTCTTTTTCTGTTAGCATTAGTTATTTTTTAATTATATAAGAAACTGTCTCTATTTGCCTCATTTCAAAGAACTCTAAAGTCCAAAATATATCTGGTACTTCAACACTTTCTCCTTGTGTATCTGTTACACATCTAACTCCTAAGAATCCATCTGGAAGTGCATAAACTTGTATTGAAGTTTCATACCATCTATGTTTATCTACATCTAATAGTTCTTTTACACAATTAGTAAAATATTTATCTAAAATATCCTGATCTAAGTCTTCTGTAAAATCCATTGATTTTTGAATTATCTTTAGACTATTTAATTCTTCAATTATTTCTTTTATACTTTTCATATTATTTTATTTAACCCAATAATCCATTATCTTAGTATCTGATTTAACTGGAATACTTTTAATAAATATTTCTCCAGCTTTAATCATAATATCCTCTTGTATTTTTCCCCATTGTTCAGCAAATTCATTCTTTACATAACAATAAATAGCATCATGTATTTGTAAACAAGGTTTAACAATATTTTGTAAATTATTTTCTTTAATATATTTTTTAATATTAACTAATGCTATTTTACACATTATTGCCCCAGTGGCTTGTATAGGAGTATTTTTAGAAGCCCTTTCAATACTTCCTAGTATTTTATATTTTTCTTTATCTGATAATCCTTTTAATGAATTAAAATTATCAAAAAATCTAATACTACTGTAAGGTTTAAAAGATCTAATATATCCATTTCTCTTTCCATACTCTCCACAAGCTATTAAAAATCTATTTAAATCAGGAACTCCTGCAAAGTACTTATCTTTAATTTTCTTAGCACTTTCTACATCTATACCTAGTACATTAGCAAGTTTATACTCACTCCCTCCATAAGCTAGCATAAAATTTAAAGTTTTTGCAATATACCTAGGATTAGCTCCTCTTAAATAAACTTTAGTTCCTGATACATATGCTTCTTCAACATCTTTCTTAGCATCTTCTTTCTTTAAATTATCAAATACTCTAAGAGCCATTTCAGTATGTAAATCTCCTCCAGAATTAAAAGTATTAATCCATACCTGTTCTTTACTTCCTTCAGTTATAAGTCTTAATTCCTGGGCTGCAAAATCACTTCCTACTAATTTATACCCTTCTGGAGTAACAAAGCAAGCCAAATACTCTGGTTTACTAGGTATCTGTTGAACATTAGGATTATTTGAACTTAATCTATTAGTATCAAGTATTTGCCAAAATTCTGTATGTACCCTTTTAGTTTGAGAATTAATATGTTTTAGAAATTCTTCACCATAAGTACTAGCTAATTTCTGTTGTTTTTTATAATCTATGAATTTTTTAACTATTGGGTATTGATTTTGGTATTTACTTATTTCTTTCTCACTACTACTTTCTATAAGTAATCCTAAAGCTTGAAATACTTTCTGTATTTGAGTAGGAGAACTCCATTTAATACTAGTAGTTTTAGCAAATTCATCTCCAAATAAATCTCCTTGATATTGAGAATAATACTTTTTCAGTTTAGGATAATTCTTAGCTTCTAAGTCTAAATCTTTTTCATAAGTGCTAGTTAAATTTTCAGCTTTTTTAGCTAATTCTAGCCATTTAGACCTATCTAATAGTAATCCTTCATATTCTATATCTCCAAGTACTGAAGTTACATCATTTTCTACTTGTAGTACATTATTAAGACCTTCCCATTTACTAATTTCAATACTTTGTTTATCTCTAATTAATTGTAAATAAGCAACATCTTCAGCACTGTACTTAATAATTTCATCAGTTGCATAATCTACTTTATTAATCTTGCCTCTAACTTCTTTGTTTAATTCTACATTACAATATTTTTGAGCTATAGCTTTTAATCCTAACTGCCTATTTTCTAAACCATTAGTAATCAAACATTCAGCTAAAAAGGTATCATAAATATTATTAATTTCCCAACCAAACTGAAATTTAATAAACTTGTAATCAAATTTTATATTTTGACCTAATTTTAAGTACTTAGGATTAGTTATTAAATCTTTTAAACTACTACAGTTAGAACACTTTACATCAATTACAAACTGATTTTCAGTATCTCCTAACTGTAGTAGTAATATTTTGTTTTTAAAGTCAAAAAATCCTTCTGTTTCACAATCTATTTGAATCTCTGTTTTATCTTTAAAGTATTCTAGTATATCCTTAATCTCACATTCCTTCCATATTTCAGAAGAAATAAGTCTTTTTTCTCCACAAAAATAAATCATTTCATTTTCTTTGCAATCTTTTGAAAAGTATTAAAACTAGTATCATCCATTTCCTTTTGTTGATCTATTAATGCTTCAAGTACTTTTAAATATCCTGGATTCTTTTTAGCTAACTTGTGAATTTCAATGTAATTAAGAACTTCTTCTTTTGTAAAACTAACATCTCCACAACCAAATTTAACAATATTACCAAAAATAGTAGTTCTATGATTAAACATACTAAATTCAGAACTTAGCTCAATTTGTTCAATTAGTACCCATTTCTTCAATTTTGTATCAAATACTTGAAAAGAACTAACTTGTTCACCATGTTGCCAAGAATATCTATATCCATGTTTATTCTCACAACCTTCTCCATCTTCACTATCTTGGCATAAATAAAGTACATCATCTTCAATACTTATTTTACCTTCAACATCAGTATCATTTATTACTGCTTTAAACTTTTGACCACTTTTAATTTCCTTATTTTAAAGTATTAGTTGATGATGAAGTAGCATATAGACTAATGATTGAAGTTTTTAAAAAATATGGTACTGAAGTAAGAGATTATACTCTTGAA